ATGGTAGACATCCCTCCCCCAACCGTGCCACCCGACGACGAGAACCGTCACCTACACTGCCAGATGGCGGTAGAGCTTCCCATACAAGACGTGATCGAAGCAGCGGTAGCAGCCGGATGGACCGAGGCGGAGACGCTCGCAGCAATCATCGAGGTTGCGGACAACCTCATGCTGGCGGACGTCAACAATGCGGAGCTTGACGCTCTGCTAAAGGCGATGAAGCGAAAGTTGGAATGACCGGCGACTGGCAAAAGAAATACCGCTGGATGAGGACATGGCCGGGGGATCGCGGCTTGGACGGAAAGCTGCTGGAGGATTATTCAGCGTACGACGGCGAGCAATATGCGGGGAGGATTCGGCTGGACCAGGAGACCTTGAAAAAAGGTCAGTGGCAGTGGTCGGGCAGCTATCCGAAGGGATGGAGCGGCCAACCAATCATGCCGAACAGAGGGTATGCGCCGACGGCGGCCGAAGCGGCGCGCACCGCCGAGGAATATTGGGACGCAATGAAAAAGAAGAATGGCCTGGACTGAAACGCAAGAAGGCGCCCTGCACCCGGATAAGGGCACAGGGCGAGGCTAGAGAGATGCGGCGTTATCGATCGGCGCGCCTTATCTCCCGGTGGATGCGTAACTCCTCCCGGATGCGGTCGAGCTCGATCGCCATGGTTTCGGTTGCCCTAGTCCGGCGCTCCTCAACATCGATGGCTCGATGCATGGCCGCTGTATGCGCCTCTACGGCTGCTGTTGCTTTGTTGAGAGCAGTAGGATCGACGATGACCGCGGCTACCTGTGCCGACGCAGGCGACGACGATGGTGAGGTTTTCTGCCCCTGCCATAGCCCCAAGTACCGGACGGCGAAAATGACTGCCAGAACGGCTCCAAACGTGATCAGCGCAGGAGCCGGGAGATTAGCGAGTTGATCCATTCCTGATTTCCCCCTCGTCGTGTGCCGCACGGTGAATATTGACCAGCTCGCCAAGCGCAAAAAGCGGATAGATGGCGAGCCATGTCGAGACGACATCAGAGGAAGCGAATCCATATGAGATGCCTGCCCAGATAACACAGCCAACCCCGGCTGATATCTGTCTGATTTGCGGTGTGACCTTTTTTCTTGCTCCGTTGACGATGAGACCCACCAGGCGGAGGATACCTACCCAAAACATGATCCATCCGAGAAGGTCCTCAGATCGGAACAAGTCACGGAACGATGCCCATGCCGGTTGATTGAACGTTTCGGTTGGCAGGAGCAGGATCGAGCCGAACAGGATCAAATGCCCGGCCATGAACCACTCCATCATGCGCGGGCCAAAGCGATGCTGGATCCTTATCCAGATGCCTGGCCCGAGATAACCGTCAGTCATCTGGTGTTTCCTTGATGATTTAATTTGGGGTCGATTGCGGTATTCTCCCCTCCATGATCTGCCGCCGCTGTAGAGACACAGCATGGTATGTGAGGAGCATCCCGATCGGCCTTGGGCCGGGACGCATGGGTGCGGCTGCGGAGCGGCGGGGATGCCCTGACCTCGCAATCGTTGTTAAGGCGATGCACTGTCCAGATTGATCTGTCTCTCCACCGTATTTGTTGATGAAGTCCCAGGGCACGCCGATGGTAGCGACCTACACCTTAGTACTTAGTTGCGCGGGGGGGCGAAGAACGTAATGATAACCGCGGATAGGAGAGACTCGTTATGGCAACACTTACAAAAAGCTTCCCCGGGGGCATTTATCCCTACCAGTATACTCCCGCGATCGCGGGTATCGATTACATGCCAACGATGGGCGAGCTAATCAATTTTGATGAAGCCACGCTGGTAAGTCGAAGCGCGACCTTGATGGTCTACAAATTTAGCAATGGGATTGAGTTCCGCGTCATCGGGAGCAGTTTCACCTTCGACGCACAAGGCAATGCTACCGGAGGCACGGTAACGTCTGTACAGACCCGAACAAGTGGCGGTGCCGTCATAGATAACCTGACCGGTCTGTCTTTGAGCCTTCCAGACTTCCAGGCGGCCGCCGAATCGTTCAACGGCTGGAATTTCCAACAATGGCTGATGAAGACAAACGACACGGTGAACGGAAGTTCCGGTAGCGACGATGTCTATGGATTCGCCGGGAACGACACGCTGAACGGAGGCGCAGGCGATGACTTCCTCGTTGGCGGCGAGGGTCGGGACACCTACGACGGTGGCAGCGGCATTGACCAACTAAGTTTCGACGACGCCTATTCGAGCCCAAACGCGCTCCGTGGCGTAATCGTGAATGCTGCTAATGGGACGGCGACTGATCAGTTCGGCAACGCCGAGACCTTCACGAGCATTGAGAGTTTTCGCGGCACCCAATTTGCGGACACTTTCACGGGGTCTTCCCTAAATGAGGATTTCATGGGTCTTGGCGGAGCCGACCGGATCAATGGCGGAGGTGGCTTCGATGTCGTTCGTTATCACCGCGATGTTCGAAGGGGTGGCGATAGCGGGGTAAACGTCGACCTTCAAAGCGGCGTTGCGCGAGACGGCTTTGGAAAGACTGATACGCTAACTTCGATCGAAGGCGTCCGGGCAACCGATTTTGCTGACATATTGAACGGTAGCACTGCCCGCAACATCCTACGAGGTGAGGGTGGAAACGACCTAATCAATGGCAGAGCCGGGAATGATGACTTGATAGGCGGAGGGGGGCTCGACTCCTTTTACTTCAGTACAGCTCTAAATGCCTCAACCAACGTCGACAACATTCTCGATTACTCCGTGGCTGAAGATACGATTAGGTTGGACAACGCCGCCTTTACGGCATTAGTGGGAACTGGCGTCATGACCGCCGCTCAGTTCCATTTTAGTACCGCCGGTACTGCGCATGATGCCGATGACCGCATCATTTACGACACCGACGGGGGTGGCCTCTATTATGACAGCGACGGCACTGGCAGCGCAGCACGTGTGCTCTTTGCAAGGGTAGATCCCGGTTTATCCCTGACATCGGCCGACTTCTTTATCTACTGACGAGCAACTCGTCGCCGCGCCGCGTAGCTCGATAAAGAGGTAGTCACACAGTCTCCCAGCTTGATGAGCATCGGCATCAGCGGGCTCTGCAATTGTATTGCTGGACCCGTCCACGGTGGCGCGCAATCGAGACGGCTGTCTCGCGGTCATTTGCCACGAGATAGCTGTTCGTCGCCGGCTTCGGGTCGATCGGCACCAGCACGTCGCAGGGCTTAGTCAGCGCTGTTGTCTGGCAGCTCGCACCCGCCAAGCAGAGCGCAAAGGCCGGGATCGTCAGCAGTAAGTGCTTCCGCATCGATCTTCTTCCCATCTTCGAGGATTGTGATCCGGTCGTCTTTGAGATCGGCAAGGACGCTTTCCTTGCCGTCAGAGCGCCCACTGAGATAACCGGCAGCGAAGGCCAACGTGGCGCCCGCGAGGGCGCCAAGGCCGATCTTGAGCCATGATGTGAGGCCGAACATCAGTTCTTGACCTTCTGGTAGATTCCCCAGATCGTCAGCCCCAGGATCACTGCCGCAATCGTGATGCGGATCCAGTCCCCACTGGAAAGCTCGTACTGCTGACCCGAGACAGCATCGAGGACATCCGGTATAACCGGAGCGGCCGTCGTGGCCGTCGCAGCCGCACCACCGCCGCCGATCGCTGCGACTTCCTTGTTCGGAACCCGCTTTTCAGCATCGACGAAGTTGGAAGAGACAAACTCACCCTTTGCCCAAAGACCCGCTTCCGCAGCGCGGCGGTTGACCAGGCCCTTGACCCTCTTGCCGCCGGCGTTCACCCACTTCATCAACTCGACCGGCACGGAATTGTAGTCGCCCTTGTTCAGCTTCTTGAGGAGCGTGGACTTGTGGAGCGCGCCAGTGTTGAAATCGAAGGAGACGAGCGTCGCGAACTGGTTGTCGGATAGCGGCACCTTCACGAGGCGGGAAACCCGATCCTCGAACTTCCGAAGATCGGACTGAAGGATCTGCTCCGCCTGGGTCTCCGAAATGGTCATTCCGTCACGTACCTCCGGAGCGCCGGCTGCAGAGGTGTGGCCGTAGCCGATCGTCAGGATGTTGGCGACATCACGATAGGCGCGGGTCCGTAGGCCTTCGAACTTTTTGATGTGCGAAAGCCCCTCCGCGTTGATGCGTCGGTTCATGGTGTTTTCCTTTTGTGGTGGCGGTTGGGATTGATTTTCGCTACGCGAGGCCGCAGCATCCTTCCCTGAAGAGGAAACGAAATGGACGACCAGACCAGGCAGGCGATTGATTTATTGGCAGAACGGATTGCGGAGCTGCAGGCTCAAAACATCGCGCTTCAATACCTGATGAAGCAGCAAATATTCGTCTCGGCGGCTTCCCAAGAGAACCCGAAAGCATTTTTCCAAAAGATGTTCGAATCGGTCAGTCGACAGGTTGACCAAGGAGAGCCCGCCTTTACGGACCCTATGATCGTCGGACAGATACGTGCGACTGTCGAGCAGGTCTATACAGCCGCCGGCGCAATGATCAAGCGTCTGTAGAAGCACCAGAAAATCTTGGCCGTCGCTTAAAGGACTCCCCCGAATGACCGAAGAACGTGCAAGTGTCGAAATTGGCGATGTAACTTTGATGTTCCGGAAAGGTGACGCCGGAGGCACACACTATTACCAAAGAGGCCATTCCGAGGAATATTACAGCCCGTTCTACGCGGTCTTGCGAGAGACGGTCGACCCAAAGGTCTGCATCGATGTTGGGGCAAATTACGGATACACAGGCATGCTGATGCGGCGGGCCTTTCCATCGAGCAAGCTTACGCTGATTGAGCCAATCCCATGGTTGGCGGATTTCATTGCAGACAATTTCGTAGCTAATGGCCTTAGGTACGACAGATTTTATTCCGCCATTGTTTCGGACAGCGAGGCTCAAAAGACTAAATTCGGCGTCAACGAAAAAGCCTCCCAGGATAGCCGCGTGATAGCCCAGCCCGGCTGGTCGATCGTAGAAACGGATGTTGTCACACTCGATATGCTGACAAAGGACGTCGACGCTGACAGCGGCGTTTACATCAAAATTGACACCCAAGGATGGGAGGAACGAGTGTTCGCCGGTGGTCGGAGGTTCCTTTCCTCGCACAAGAAGTGGTTCATCAAGACCGAATTCGCGCCCCAGTGGATGGACAGCCAAGGCACCGACCCGGTCACGTTCCTCCGCGACCTGACAGCAAACTACGCGGTGCATGAAAGCCCTGGTCGGCAGCGCTGGAACTGTTCCTCATTAGCCGAATTGATCGGACCTCCTCTCAAGGCGGGAAGTGAAGAGGATTTCGTCTCGTATGTCCGAAAGCTCGTATTGAATGGCAAGGGGTGGGTAGATCTTTACGTCCTGCCGAACCCAGAAAAGCGCGGATACCAAGCTAACAGCTCAGGCTTTTGGCGCAATCTTTGGAGACGTTGAAACCTCCCTTCCTAAACATTCGAGGGGCTAGCTACCCGCGTTAGAGAACCCGATCGGGCTACTCGACTCGAGTTCCGACCTATGTTTGTATGCGCCGATAGTAACGGCATGTCGAAAAGAGAGCCTTATGCAAGAGTCGATCAGCGACAAGGAAAAGAACCTCGAGTTCAATCGGAACCGTTGGGGTAAAGCAGAAAACTGGACCGGCAAAGACCAATTTGGTTATCGCTGGGGCGGCGGGGCTCAGCAGACTATCGGCCACATCGCTGATATAGCAGACGACCTTCTCCGCCCACATTTGGGCGGGCGCCGCGACCTCGCAATCCTCGAACTTTCCCCTGGCGGCGGGCGGTTTACGGCAGAGCTTATTCGGTACGCGTCCACAATGGATCTACTCGACATGAACCAAGCGTGCCTGGACGTTTGTCGCGAGCGATTTAAATACTATCCTGTTCCTATGCGGTTCTTCTTGAACGACGGTCAGAGCGTCGAAATGCTCGATCGCGACGATTACGAACTGATCGCGTGCTTCGACAGCGCCGTCCATATGCATCCTGAGATCATCAGAGGGTACGTTCTTCAATTTTCCAAGAGATTGAGGCCCGGCGGCATCCTGTGGATCGATCACAGTGGGAGCGGCCCAGCGGACTCTGGACATCGCACAGACATGACGCCCGAAAAGATGGCTGGGTTTGCGGCCGAGGCTGGCCTTACCGTTGTAGCCCAACCTTTCCGCAACCGTCACGACTGCATTTCAATCATGTCTCAGCCGCTCTAACCCCTACGCGAGATACTGATGCGTTAGCATCCAAGCGATAGTCGAAATCTTCGTCATCACATAGCGCCCGGGCTCTGAAACGCTCTTCATGCCTTGTATACCGTTGATTTCGTCTGTCGGGTCCGGCGGGACAAACACAACATCGTTCAGTTCAGACGGTTTAAGAACCTCCAATTCATACCCGACGGGGAAAACGAACTTGGCAAGATCCATCCTGACGAGGAGACCGCCAGACTTAGTATCTAGAACGGCTGTCGATATCGCATCGCTGGGCGTGTAGCTTGACGATGTGTGGGTTAACCTCTTCTGAATGCCAGACAGGCAAACCAAGCCTCCAGCGCCCCCCTGCAAGCTCAATGTCCTCTTTGCATTGCCATCATGCCCCTGGATTATAGCCTCGCCCCCTGCGGCACCCAGCATTACCGACGCCTCCCCTTGTCGCCCAAATGACGCTGTCCCGGCCTGGGAGAGATTCTTTCCGTTGATCACTCTTCCATAGAACTGCATCGGGCGGGCCGGACTGTTGATCTCCGCAGAAGCCTCCGCGGCCTTTGGGCCGGCGAGATGCAGCAATTCGGCAGAGGTCATTTGTGCCGATGTCTGAAGGAAGACCTTCGCCCGGGTAACATTTGGGCCAATTATCGGAAGGTCTTTCACTCCGTTTCGCGACCACCGTTCCTCAAATTGGACCGTCTCGAAGCCATCAATTCGCGCTATGCCGAGTCCGTCGCGGTTTCGGTCGCCCCTGTTGTTTATTGCTGTCGCGCGAACGCGGCACTGTGCGAGGGGTGACGCGGAGCCGTTGAGGTCGAGATAGTATTCGGACGGGTTGCCGATGCAATTCCCTTCGAGGAACGCCCCATCGATATCAACAGTGCGCGCCGATCGAACTTTGATCCCACCTTTCTTGCCAAACTGAAAAGTTGCGTCGCCTCTGACAAAAAGCTCGAGGGTATCTGAGCCGACAGCGTGGATCCCATTTTCCTCGAAAACGTCGAAGCGCCCACCGATGACGTGAATTGCTCCATTATTTTTCCCGAGGTAGATGTGGTTGTCAGTTAGGCTCATCACAGCAGCACCTTCGCCGGTCCCGCCTTGTCCTCCACAGTTGGCTAGTTGAAATGTCCAACTCCAATCAATGTCAAAACCGGTTTTGCAGCCCTGATGCAAGACGCGCTCAAGCCCACTGTTGCGGATAAGATTCCGAAGCCTGAATGCCGAGGTCCGGTTGGACGGATCGCGGGATATAACAGTAAAGTCTCGGAACCACATGCCGTTGTGATATCGCCGGGTGGTACCGTCGCTTTCAAATTCCTGGACATCGAAGGCATAGAAGTCGCCGTGGCACTCGAAACGGGTGTGAGCTGGCCCGCGGCCCGCGATTGTTATCCCGAAAGGTATAGGGTTCACAGGCTGTTCCAAATGGATAGACCCGCTGCCGAGATCGATTGTGAACTTCCCCAATTGCAGGCCATTGTTTGCGGCCTGGCCCACAACATCTTCCGCAGCACCGAACATTGAGTTTAAGGCCGCCGATTGATCTCTCGCTACCCCCTTCTGCACCCCAAAATCTTCGGCAGTAAGCGCATCTCCTAGCTTGCTCGACAGAAAGCGCAGATAAGTTCCGCCGTCAGCCGTCACCTGCTCGGAAGACATCATTACGGGCTGCGAAGCGGCTGGAACAGCCGCCGCCGAGGCGCCGAATGCTTGAAGAAGCGCCCTTCTTTTAAATGAACTCATCCCCAGTTCCCTTTTGATCCGAGCGGACCTTAGAGAAAAAGTCAGCCCTGAGGGAGCCCTCTCGGGTGCATCAAATCGAAGAATTGAGATGCCCATACATCATTTGAGTTGCATCGCCACCGTCACATGCCCTATCCGTAACCCGCCTTTCTATGGTGAACGTGGGGTGATCAATGGATAATCCGGAAGTCTCGGTTGTCGTGCCGTCTTATAACTCCGGTCATTTCTTGGAGTGGACGCTAGCCTCTATTGCTGCTCAGACCTTCAAGAATTTCGAATGCATTGTGGTTGATGACTGCTCGACCGATGATTCCATCACCCAAGCCAAAAAACACTTCTCAGACCCTCGGTTCCGGCTGATCCGCCACAAGATGAATGTCGGCCTCTCTGGCGCTCGAAACACCGGACTCCGCGCTGCCAGAGGAGAGTTTGTCGCCTTTCTCGATGCTGACGATCTAATGATGAAGAACAGCCTTGAAGTTCGCCTGGCCACCTGCCGATGGGGTCAACGGACAGGTGACAGGTTCATCGGCTCCTACTGCGGAAGCGTCTCGATCGAGGAGACGCTTAAAGTTGCCCCGGAAAGCAAGGCTCAGTCTCTCGATTACGTCACCTTCGTCGGCTCCAGCGGACACTGCCCGTTTAACGCAAACCAGCCCATGATCCGCCGCGATATCCTTCGCATGGCAGGAGGCTTCAATCATGGCTTGAAGCAGGCCGAAGACTTTGACCTATGGCTTCGAATCCTGCGCGCCGGTTATATTTTTGCGCCCACTCGGTTCTCGTCCGTGACCTACAGGAGACGGGCCGGTAGCATGGTAAGACAGCAGCCCCTTGCCCACCTTGATCTTTCCCTAGCTATCATCAACAGCGCTGAAAAGCCGTTGGCGGAAGATCAACTAGACTGGTCCACCAGATACAGGATGGCTAAGCCGCTAAGCGCCTACACGTCGCAGCAGCGCAAAATTAACCGGACGATGGAGTTCGTCGGCATGAACCTCGCCAGCGATCACCCGGAAACGGATGAGACGCTTGTAAGTCTGGTCCGCCGCGAAATCCCAGATATTCACCTTCTCACTCATTCGGAAACCCACCTGGAGGGCATACTCCACCGTGGTATCCAACGCCAAAGATCAACGAGCGGACCTATCAACCCTGACGACCGTGACATGGCGGCTCGCCTTGTTGCCAAGATAACCGACGCCAAGGGGAGCCAGTTAGAAAGCAACATTGTTGGTACCGGGACCGTCTATGGCGATCCTTCTAAGGATCGTCCGTGGTTTTCCGGTATGCAGGCCCATCAGATCGTATTCATCCCCCATTCTGCCTATCACGTCTGGACTATCTCCCTTATCGGAAATGCTCTGAAAGAAATGGGCATCGATTTTATTACAGTCGATATCTCTGCAGAATGGCGCGATGGAAAGGTGCGCGCCGCTGCCGCCGAACATGGCGTAGAGCTGATTACCTTGAGCGAGTTCGTTCTCGGCCGCTACAAGCCCCGCGCTATTGTCACATTCAACGATTGGGATCCGGTCACTCGGCCTATCATCATAGCGGCAAAGGCTTCAGGTATCCGCACAATCGCGATTGTCGAGGGAATCCAAGACTACGACGACGCCGACGTTCACTGGAAGCGCTATGCCTACAAGACGAGCGACATCGTCCTGCTGCCCGGAGACTTCGACAAGAAGTACTTCGAGGGCCACACGGCAATCATCGCCTCTGTCGGCGTTCCCCGGATGGAATCTCTCCGGCTTAAGCCGAAACGCGAATGGTCAAAGGACGTAACGCCTCGCGTCCTCATCAACTGCAATTTTTCCTATGGCGTTCTGGTCGAGCATCGCGACCGTTGGCTGACGGAAGCCGTTGAGGCTGTCCTTGAACTTGGCATGACGCCTATCATATCTCGACACCCGGGCGACACCGGAAACCTCTTCCCTGAATATGTCACGTCCGAAAACTTCTACGACGCAATGGAGCGTTGCGACGTTTCGGTCCAGCGATTTGCCTCCGGCGTTCTGGAATGCCTTGCTCGCGATATTGGCGTTATCTACTTCAACCCCCACGGGGAGAAAGTCGACAAGTTCCAAGCCGATCCAATGAGCGCTTATACCCTGGCGCTCGACAAACCGGCCCTGAAGGAACAGCTTGCCGATTGGTGGAGATTGCACGAGATGGCTGCCGACCGAGGACCTGCTTTCCTCGATCACCATTCCGGCCCCCTTGGCGAAGGCGCCATAGTTCGTTGTGCCCGTGCCCTCAACGATCATCTTGGAGACGAGCCGGACCCCGCAATCCTTTCGGCATTCCGGGCTAATCTTCAAGTTCTTGACGAGCATACCGCGTCGTTCACCCAAGTCCGGATAGACAACGAGCCACTTTTCCCCGATCCCTTTACGGCAGAGGAAAAATTGCTTTCAATGGGTGGTAGATCCTACCACGCAATGGAGCGCATCATGCAAGCCGTAAACAACCACGCCAATGAAACCGCTCCCGACTTCATCAGAAGGATTGCCAGGGACAAGAAGAAGGATGTCATATTCTTGACCTCCCTCGCGTCGCACCTCCTGACTGACGGGAAGAACGCTCTATCTCTCGTGGAAACCGAACCGTCAGTCAAAGAGGCTATCGACCGGGCTTCCGCAAACATCTCGCCCGACAATGCGCTGCTTTCGCACTTCCATAGCGTGATGGAACTGGCGAAGCGAAAGCATGCTTGATTATACCTCCGCCACTAGGTCAAGGGTGGCGGAGGCGTTTGTTGACCGGAGAAGCGTTGCGTTGCCGGCCGTCAGGCCCGCGGCCACTGTACCAACAAGACGACCGCTTTGATCGTTTGCCTGTGAGAGCGAGAGAGCGCTCAAAGCGATGTCCGCCCCTGTTGACCCAAGTGCAGAGAAATGCGCGGCGCTGGATACGGACAATGTGGGGGTCTTCCTCATCCGAGGAAAGCGGATACTGTAAACCGGCGCCGTCGAGCTGATGGCCTGACCTGCAAAACCTGTATGAATGTCAATGCCAGAGACAAGACGGTTGAAGTAGGCGGAGCAGGCCGCAAACTCTTCCGACTTTGGTTTCTGCCGGTACAACGACGGCCCCCAAGCAGCCATCTCGATCTTAACGGCAGCAAGCTTGAGAGTGAATGTTCCCGACCCCTGATACCGGAAGCGAATGCCAAGGTAGCTATCCGTCCCGATAGTCTTCCCCGAGATGGATGGTAGATCGATCGCGACTGAATGGCGTCGGAAGGTTGTCGATACACTCGCGTCGCTAACGCCAACTGTGGTAACGGCAGTGCTGCCGCCTGAGCCGAAATTCTGGGTGGCATCAACTCGGATGCTTTTAAGTGCATCTACTGCGCCCCAGAACGAAACGATAATCCTCCGGCCCGCATACTTGCGGACATCTGCAGCTCGCCACGTCATGCCAGCATTAGCCGCGCCGACGGTCATCGTCATATTGAGGCAATATTCCGGGCTGGGAGCGTCAAATCCCTCCAGAGACCCAACCGTGATAGCCTCCTGGCTGACAGTACCAGTCCCTCCCTGAAAGCCCGCATACCATCGATCCGCCGTGTACCCATCTGCGGAGAACGGGCCTGACCCACGCTGCCACACCGAGAAATCACCATTGATCATCTCGTTCTGGCGCTCGACAAAAGGTTCGGTTGGCCGGCGCGATGAAAACGTGATGTCGTATTGGCAGTTCTCGACCCTATACTTGTCGGTGTTAGAGTTGACTTCGAACAGGCCCTTTAGGTTTTGAAGCAGTATCCATTGGTCAGGGAGGTTTGAACCGGCGTCGGTCGTTGCTACGTTGCTGTTGTTGCGGCCTTCGATCTTGATTGTCTGCTTGGCAAGCGAACCGCCGTTGCCAGGATGGAAAAACCCATCCTTGACCACGAGCCCACCATCAGAATCGGACTGGACAAGAAGAGGGCCAGCCGAATTTCCTTCGATGTATTCCGCAATGATAACTGTCGGGCCGCCATCAGCGCCGCCAACGACAATGCTCTCACCATAGAACGCTCGGCCGAGGTTGCTTTCCGAGGAAATATTGATCCGGCTCCCACGCCCCATCCTTATAAGAGCGCCGCAGCCATATAGATCGTACGGCAACGTCTGCCTTCCGGAGACGGCCGGTTGAGACGTCGTGCTGTTCTCGACGAAGGCGCCGCCTTGTCCATTGTTTGCAACGTGGAAAGTCGCGTTATAAGCGAAGTTGGGGCTTTCGCCGCCACCCCAACCGAAAATGTCATAGCCAATGATCGCGCCCATATTCTGGCATTCGTAAGCAGCGAATACCCCGAAAAACGCGGCGAAGCAGCCTAGGTGGGTATGACCACTATACGCGGCACCCTCAACAGTTATCCCATCAATATTCGACTGGTTGCCAGCCCGATAGATATAGCAGCCAAAGTCCGCGCCGTTGGCATCGATGTGGAAGTTTTTTGCGACGACATTAACCAGATCATCCGTTTCAGGGCCTGCGAAGTCACTGCCGGCAACCCCTACAGCAGTCTGGGAGATACGAACGGCACAAGTATTATCTCCGGTTGCGCCGATATACTTGATAACGGACGCACCTTCAGGATCGGTCGCGTAGTCATAGCCCGTGCGGCGCTTCCAATACCCGCCAGCCCCCTCCAGGTGATATCCATCTGCAAACGGGAGCTCGGCGCTAATCGCATATATCGTCGCAGGCCACATTTCGGTAGGGCCGTGCAGCATTGCGTTCGAGATAGCAGCCAGCATGTCCGTCGTGCCAGGCGTAACATTGTCCGCCCAATAATCCGGCGCATGCGGCGTCACCGCCGGCAGCCAGGCGCGCGTCCCACCGTTCGTCGTCAAGGCAGGATTAAGTGTGACGCCGGGCACGCTACGGTAGTTTAACAGCATACCGTTTTGCGCTTTAACCCAAAGGGTTTCTACAATCTCCGGAACAGTAGCGGCGATAGCCGCGCTGCGAGACGGATAATAGGCAGCCGCCTGCACCAGTGCCTCGGCGGCAGCTAGCGCTGCTTCTGCCGCTGCCAGGATGGCTGTGCTTGCCTGGTCGCTCAGCAATCTGAACGTGGTTCCGGAGACGATGCCGAGCACGATCATGCCCGATACCAGCCCACCAGCCACGACGTCATTCCCGCCGTTCGCCTTAACGGTAAGCGTCGAACCGCCATTGAAGGAGACCGTAACCGGCGACGCCGTATTCGTGTCGGCGATGTTCATCCAGATCAGCGAGGACGCCGATACTGGAATCGTGGTGGTTGCTTGGATCGCGTTAGGGGTGCCCGCGCCGGCATCGGTTGCTACAATAAAGGAGAACGGCAGGTCGCCGCGCCTCGTCCACGATCCAGATCCAGACGCGCCGACCTTGCCGTAGATGCCGTTATATGCTGCCGTCGAGTCCCCAAGTACCCATGCCATGGAGTTCGCGGGATGAGCTAGGTCGGCGAATAGTGCAGCCCTGGTGGAGTAGATCAAGCCGCCGCCAGCGACAAACAAGTCGACAAGCCGCTCGACCTCGGTTCCCCAAACCTGCACATCTTGATTATTTACAGATCGGGGGGTTCCGTTCTCGTCGACAGGCGCAAAGATAAGCTGAGCCAGCTTCGTGAAAATGCTCATTCAGGTCTTTCCTCAATGATATTGGAGTGGGCGGGCTATGGCGCGGTGTACGAGAAGATGAGAGGAGTTCCGGCCGTGCCGTTGCTCGTAAGAGTTTGGATCTGCCACTCAGTCACAGACCCACTGGAGCCATCCGCCAGACTTTCGAAGGCGACCGGCGCGAATGGCTGGGTCTGGAATGTCGCCACCGTCGACCACGCGCCGAGGTTGACGCGCCGCTGCAACCGGATAGCGGCGCAGCGCCCTTCCGGAGCGCTTACGGTAACGGCCAATTTTGTTGGAGGTGGATCTGTGACGACGCCGCCCGATACCAAGGTTGGCGCTCCGCACGGCGCATTGTCGACGCCAACCACAAGACTGGCAGGATCAGAAAAATAAGAACCGTCGTCGCCATTGAATACGCGCACCCGCGCATCAATAGTCTGTCCTAGGAAGTCGCCGTTGATACCGGCAACCGTACCGCCAAACTCGGCCATGCTTTGCCATGCGCCCGGTAGTCCGCCGGAATAGGTGCGATAGTTTGCTTCGACGGTAGTGTATGGCTGCGCGGGCAATGTGTAGCCGATCCTCATCTCCTTGCCGCCGCCAGGATAAGTGATCTGAATGGCGGCACCCGGAGGGTTCGGCGTGATCATGTCCGTCTCGTAACCGAGCTCAGGGATGACATCAGGCGCCGGCGCTTCGTCTGTCGCAGGGTTCCAGGTCGTCAGAGTCGGCCATACGGTAAAGGGAATTTCGACGGACCCGTTTTCATCGTCGATCCGCGGCGGGTCCATCCGAACCTTGATCAGGTCGCCGAGGTCTGGCTCTTCGACTTCGGCATAGAGCAGGCCCCAGGCGGCGAGACCAACCATATTGGTGACCATTCTGCCTCTGTCCGCCCTTGCGATAGCAAACTTGCGGCGTGCGATCCTCTGGGCTTGAGAAGCAGAGGGGCAGAAAGGCAATTCGAGATCAAAGAACTTATCTCCGTATCTGTCCACTTCATCGTCGATCTTTGCCCAAGCGACGATACCCTCAAGCGTCAGGTCTGACAGCTCGTAGTTCCTCTCCGGCGAGTAATATTTGACCCGGCAGATATTCGGCCGTTCCACCGCCTCCGGCCCTGATTGCCAGGAGTAATCATATATATCGCGAGGATCGAACTCGATCTCCGGCTCGATCACGTCGTCGATGAACTCGAAATATATCAACCCATCCTCATCCAGCCGGATTTCCAAGCCTGCGGAGTCGAGAAACTGCTGCATGGTCTCGCCACGCTCGCTCTCCCATGCCCACATGCCCCAGAGACGAGAACGCTTCTCCGTGCCTGTCCTGGTGGCGACAAGAACGTCCGCGGCGTTGGCGGTCGCCGCAATCTTCGTCCAGTTGAACCGCTCGAAGGTAAATGCAGGATCGCGCCGAAGGACATGAGCGCAGATGATCGCGCTATTGTCCGACCAGACGGTCAATCCGGTCCGAGGATCATAGATCAGAGATCCGCGAATGATCGCTTCCGAGTTTGGCGCTCCGTTCTGGTAGAGGCTGAGGTACTTCTCTTCCGTCAGCCCCGGATTGTAGAAAAGCAACTGCGACTGCGCGATGCCACGAACCCGATGGTCAGACGTCCAGAGCGTCGGGAAGAGCGACATGAGGCCAGCCCATGCGGTCTCTGCGCCGTTACCTATCTTGTTCTGCCAGTTCGCCCATGAACCACCGGGACGCGCCCACGGCGGTGAACTGACGTCTCCATTGGCCTCAACGATGACCTCACGCCCACCGAGATAGAACGTTTCGAACGCGTCCACCGGACCTTGCAGCCTGCACACGAGACGGGCGCGCGTGCTGCCGTCAGTGTTTCCGAATGCCTGAAGGCCTCCGACGCGGACGCGGCCGACGCCTTCGATAACCGAACTCTCGCCGCTCTCGAACGTGTTCTTTGCATCCGATGGCTTGATCGCCCCGCCGCGGCGCTGACCTCCGAGCAGGAGCGAGCCTGCCACCAATGCGCCGCCGACAATCACGTTTGCCGCAATCGTCGCGAGCGTGCCGGCCGCCGTCGCTGCAATCGCCGTGCTTGACAGCAAAAAGCCGTGGATGGCCGTCGCTATGAGCGAAACAGGGTCGGCATGGGCATGCGAGACCATGGCGGCCCATGTGGCGCCGCTGGCGAGAAAAAGCTTTGTCAGCCTCATTGAATTGACCAGACCTTTACGATCGTGTTCTGGCGCGGCCGAAGGATGCGATATCCCGTCGGTTCGGCTCGCCATGCGAAGTACCCGCCATCAATGAAGATGCCGCCAGCCTCGCCATGGGCGTGACTGAGGATGACGCCGACATCGCCAATGCTGGGAACAGCCGTTTCATAGATCCCGCATTCCGACAGCGCCTCATCCCAGAGAGAGACGAGTGAACCTGTATCGCGCATCAGCGCATGGGCTTCCTCACGGCTGGACCAGGCCGGAAGCGGGACGCTAACGCCGCGCACCCTCTCCACCCACTTCGCTGGCCATGTGCTGCAGTCGCTTTCGCCCCAGACCATTGGAGCGTCTTCCGCCTCGGCAAGATAGGCCTTCAGCATCTCGGAAATGTCCGTCATGCCTTGATGACCTCCTGCACTTTCACGCCGACGAACATCAACCCCTTATCGCCCGGATAGCGCCGCCGCTGATCGGCATCGGTCCATTTCCCTCCAAAGGGGAAGTTCTGGCTCTGCCAAAGGGTTTCGACGGTGAAGGAGACAAGGCGAACGCCAATGCCCGTGCTTTGCCGCTTCGGCGCGGAGAGGTAACCGGGGAACAGCTTCTTCAGCCCGCCCGACCAAATCTCTTGCGTTTCTTGGTCGAAAGCACACCAGTAGAGATCAGCAACCGCCCCTTCGGTTTGCCGTGCCTGGTCCTTCACCGAACGGAGGAAATCGAGATTGACCCCAGAGAGGACGATATCGACCTTGGCGGCCTGACCAAATCGTGGATCCTCCACCGCGGACATGGAGACGAGCTGCTGACCTGACGGGTCGGAAATACCGGACCACTCATGTCCACCAACGGTTTGCGTGCCAACGCCATTGTGCAGCCGCCACGTGCCAGACGGCAAACCAAGCTCGGCAAACCATGCTCGAGCGATATGCGGACGGCGCAGGAACTCCCGGTCTTCTTCGCTGAAAAGCCCCATGATCAGCCGTTCGCCTCTTCCCATGCAGCGACTTCACGGCGGTGGAGCGCGACCAGTTCCGAGACGGTCAACTGGATTTCAGCTTTCTCATCCTGAGGAATACTGTCGTCGTGTCGCTCCGGCTCCGGAAACAGCGCCGAACTAAGCTCATTGGCATGGAGCCGCGCCAGATCCCGCCGCTTCATTGCGACGACCTGCTCGATCGATCTTTCTGGCATCGTTCAATCCGTGAAGTATTGTCGGACGTAGTAATCCGGAACTTCGATCATTCGGACTGTTGCGCCGGTGGTGTGGACCTGCTCTTCGGTCGGATACTCGAAGTCCTGCATCATCAGACGAAGCGCCAGCGTCGGGTAAAGCGTGGCGAAATCGTCCGTGCTGATCGCCTTCCGGAGCGGCGGCCATATGCGGTACTGCCCTGACCCCAACTCTTCCGTCACCTGGTAGAGCCCAAGGTGAAGCGGGAAGAATCCGATACGGTCTCCCCACTTGAGGCCATGCCCCCAGAATGTGTCAGCCAGATTGATGATCGTCGCATCCTTCGCCGTGGCTGCCGCCACGGCTACATTCGGGTATGTCAGCCCCCAACGCATGCCGTTGGACCAACGCATGCCGTTCGACCAGGGCATATTGCCGCCCTCCGCAGCCACACCAGCGCGGGAACGCGGCATCAGGTCTCTATCCACCATCTGCCAGCGGGTCGCGTTCGCGCCCTTCTGCTGGGCGAACAGCCATCCTCTGAAATGCCGGTATTCCTCGCCTTCCATTGGAGGAAAGACGAACTCCCATACCCATCCGCCAAAAGGCGATGCCACGCTCTGAGTAAAGTTTCCGATCGACGTATTCTGCGACCCGTTGACGGCCTCAGGTCCAGCCAGCGGCCGTTGCGACACGACCGGGACGTCAACGAAGGGCGTGAGGCGAGGCATCAGGCGCGGGTCTTTCTTGTCTGAACGACCTTGTTGCGATCGTCGATCGTCTTGCCGATGTTGCGGGTGATCTGGCGGTCGCGCTGGTCGAGCATCTTTTGCATCTCCGCGAGCGTCCGCTTGTCGGCGTTGCCCTGGACGACGATCTGAGAGCCCTCGATCAGGATGTTGTTGTTTGCGGGGGCAGCAGTGGGCATGGCCGTGTTGGCGTATCCGCCCGACGCATAACCCTTGGCAGCCTTATGAGCCCGATCAAGATTGCCGACACCAATGCGCGCCGTTGCAGCCTTGCTGAACACATATTCGCCCTTGTGGACGATGCCAGCCGCCTGAGACGCCGCACCGTTGCCGGTGTAGCCGCCTGAGGCGAAGCCGAGCAGACCCTTCATGAGACCACCAAACAGTCCGCCCCCGAAAACCCCCTGCCCGCCTTGGGCAATCGACATCTGGTCGAGGTACTTCAGGAGGGCTTGGCCCGCCTGGAGGATTGCGTCCTTCCAGGAGATAGACTTTGTGATGAGGCCTTGCAGAATGCCGCCGAACCCTTCCCCCAGGGACTGCTTCGCGCTTTCTACAGCTTCCTTGGTCTTTTCCCACGCTGCCTGGGCCTTCTTTGCTGCAGCGTCGAGAGCATCGCCGGCACCCTTGCCGGATCCGCCAGCCTTCTTCGCCTCACCATCGACCTTCGTCAGGTCTGATGCGAGGGACTTCAGCTTCTCGGATGCCATGGAGGCACCCTTGGCGATCGCTGCACCGAAGCCGCCGACATAATCCGTGCCCATCGCTCCGGAGACAGCCGAGCCGATTGTGGATTGAACATCGTTTGCAGCGCCCGCATATGGGTTGCCCACCCTGCCCAAGCTGACGGAGCCAATCGTGCCGATGCTCACACCCTCGCCTACTCCGAAAGGAAGCGACTGCATCATCGAGTTGACGCTCTGGATATAGCCATTGATCGCGCTGGTGACGCTGTTGATCATGTTTTCAACGCCGGCGATCACAGCATTTGCGGTGGACATGACGATGTCACCAAGGGCGGCCGGCAGCTTCGACCATGCGGCCTTCACACCCTCATACCCGCCAACAAAGGCGCCGATGATGAAGTTCACGGCATTCTTTGCGTCAGCAACGATGTCTCGACCGAAGATTTGAGACAACTCGTCGCGGAAAATGTTGGCAGCAGCCACGGCAGCCGTGATGCCGAGAACGAAGGCAGTTGCTGGGTTGGCAGCGGCAAAGGCAACGGCCAAGCCCATCGCAGCAGTAGCAAGGCGCCCAAGCAGCGCAATCAACTGGATCACTCCACCAATCAGCGCCGGAGCGTAGATCAGCGCCAGCGCGCCAGCAGCGGCCACGGCATAAGGTGCAATCTCGTCAAGAATGTTCGCCAGGCCGGTCAAGGCGGTGGCCGCGAGCTTCGACCAGTTGACGGTCTGCAAACCCCAGGCTGCCAAAGCCGTGAGGCCTATGACCAGGAGACTGACTGGGGAGAGAACGGACAAAAAGGCCGCGCCAAGGGCTTTGACGGCTCCAGCTGCTCCCATAGGGCCCAAGACAGCGCTGATCTGTGTGCCCTGTTGGAGCGCGATTTGAAGCGGGTTCATCGCCATCGCCGACGTGACCGCGATATCCTGAAACTGCGCCGCCAAGTTACCCACGTTCAATGCTGCGGCATTCATGCCACGTCCGTTTTGATTGGCCGCCGCAGCATGCAGCTTCATCGCAGATGCAGCTTTCGTCGCCGCGACTGCTTCGGCGTTCAGTGCGGTGGCGGTCGCATTGGCAGCCTGGGAAGCCATCTGCCCGGCCTTGGAGGATGTTGGCCCAATACCCTCGACGGCAGCCTCGGCACGCTTGGCGGCACCAGCGAGCTTGTCGAGCTTCGTCGACGCTTCATCGACGCCCTGTGCCTTCGCCTCGATGCCGAGTGTTGCCAGTTCAGCCATCCGCCGGTTTCCTTTCGCGTTTTACGACGCGTCTATTCGAAGTCACTGACCTGATGCGTTGCTTCTGCTCAGCAACGTCGGCCTCAGTCGCTTCACGCCTATGACTGCCGGTCTTGTTGATGATCGAGACGACGACGGAATCGATCTTCCGGATGACGGAAAGCTCCCAAGGCGAGATCACCGCACAAGTCAGCCGACAGAAGCTCTCGATCTCTTGATAACTGATGGGATTGGCAGAGAAGCCGGACTGGCGTGTGTTGTGGAGCTCGACGAACCAATCCCAGATGTATTCGAGATCGTCAGCAAGCTCCGGCTCCGGATCGTTTTTCCGGCGCGGTAGGAAATAAGCCCTCGCGTAGTCGATCAGTTCTTCGGCGAGGGCGTCATAAAACGGGCGTCCTCATCGGCGCGCGCGTCGATCTGCTCGGCAATGAAGAAGTACCGAGGATCCGACAGGATTTTCATGACGCTCTCAGGCGTGGCCGGTACCGGTTGGCCGCCGTTCGTCATGTTCCAATGGGCGACAGACGCAGCAACGATCTCAGTCGTCTTTTCCTCGACCTCTTCGATGGTCCCCGCCTTGCGCGGGTTCCTCTTGTTGGCGAGCATGGCGGCATTGCCGAGGCGGCGCTGGACACGCTTGACCGCTTCGGACCGATAGGAGCGGACGCCGACTACCAGCCCGGTCGGCTGGCCTGTCACCGGGTGGATGATCTCCAAATCGGAAACCTGTTCGAAGTCGAATGTTTCGAACTGTGCAAGATCGAACATGGGCGCTCCTTACGGCGTCAGGTCGGCGGGTTCGACGGTCAGGATCTCGGTGGAGATGCCCAAATTGGCCGTGCGCCGAATAACGTTGTCGCCCTGCCCTACCTGCTTCCGGACCGACTGCACCTTGGCGCGGAAGTAGTCGACAGAATTGGACCAGCCAGCCTGTGGCGCGTCTTCGAACTCGACCTTGAAATTGAAATCGAGCTTGGTCTGCTCGGCAGCCTTGAGTGCGATCTGACCTGCATCCATTGGATCATCACCGAAGACGAGCGCGAGAACGCCAGCGTCACGCGCACCCTTCAGGTGGCGAACGCGGCCGTCGCTGAGGGACTGGAAGGTGACGTCGGCTGCTTCGTCGCCGTATTCGCCGCCGTCTTCGACTTCGCCGATCTCCACCCAGGTTAGGGCTTCAAAGTCATCGATCGCATTGGCATCGCTGGAATAGTCGATCGGCCCAGATCCGCCGATATAGTATTTGGCGCCAGTCGCCGTGTTGATGGTCATAGTCGCTCTCCTTTAAGCGTAGGCTTCGTACTCAATCGTCACGGGGACGGTCAGCCATCCGTCGCGCGGGGGCTGGGGGATTTGGTAGGGCTTGCGGTAGATCTTCACCTTGATACCGCTCTCATGGAGCACCAGACCAAGCGGGAAGTGCGCGACGATCTGGTCTGCCTTCTCAAGCGGCACCCGCATGCCGGTATTCGCCGCTTTGTTCATGTGCAGCGACACTTGGAAGATGCCCCGATGCTGCTGGTGCCCGCTGTTGGCGAGCGTTCGCGTGTTGGTTCGGTTCGGGAGGTAGATCACCTCGATGTATGAATTCGGCATCTGCTGACCGGCGGCCGGAAACGGGATATTCGGCCAGGCGATCGACAGCGCGGGCGTGAACACAAGCGTCTGCAGCCGATCGGACAATGCCCGAAAGATGTTTGCTTCCACGCCTAAGGGCATTACGTTAGGTCCTCGATCACGATGCGGACTTCGCCCTTTACGGTCTCCATCAGGATCTCGTCATGCCCCACGGCAAGGTTGCCTTCGGCAGTGCGAACACAGCGCCGGACTTCACCGATTTCGTCATCGGCCATGGTGGCGTCCTTCTGAGGGATGCCGTCGAGGAAGACCCTCGCTACCTTGCCATCGCCATTGAGATGGCACCATGCGGCATAGCCAGCATCGTCCTTGTCTGATGAAAGGCGCATGTGTTACCCCTTGGTGATGTCCGAAAAGCCGCTACTCACTGACCGCGAAATCCACTCGCTTCTCAACGACGCGTGGATCATGCTGGCCAAGGAATCGGGCGCGACCGAATACGGCAACAACACCCTAAAGGCAGCTCGCCTGGCCCTATTCACTCTTCAGATGACCATGATGATGAAGATGGAGGGCATCACAGACCATACGCCTGCTGAACCCTCTTCGCGTTCCGATTGACGATTACGTCCCAGTTCTGCGCCGCTGAACGCACGAAAGCATCCGGAGGCTGCCCACGGGCGCCAAACTCCCTGTAAGCCGCATAGGCCGCCGTGTACCCAAAATAAAGGGTGTCCGAGACATCCGCTCCGGCAATCACTGCTTCAACCTGGCCGAAGTCAAATGCATAGGAGCCACCTTCGGCAGGGTACGCATTCGGGTTTATCCGAGGCATAGCCGACGTGGACGCCATCAGAGAGGCCCACAGGAACCCGGTGTCATATCGCATCCGGCCACCCTCGCGGGTCAGCGTCTGCATCTCCCGAACGACTTCCTGCGTGCTCTCCTTGAACACAGCCTCGAAAGCTTCAGGCACCTTTTCCGCAAATGCCGCGATCTTGGCTGAAAATGAAAGCTTGGCCATCAGGCTGCTCGCGCGCGATATCGACGGAGGCCGGCGGCGATGTAGTTGATCCGATACTCAAGCCGACACTTACAGCCGATCTTATGGCGCGCCGGCACTTCTGGGGCATGCGGATACATCAGCAATGTGCCATCGCCGGCGATGAATGGTTGATCGAGTGGAACCCCTTCAGCCTTATACCGTGCCGCCATCTCAACATGCTGCATGCGGGGATGCTCGGAGCCGGAATGCAGCCAGTGTTTTGTTACGTCCTGCGCCTGGATCTTGCCAGCCTCGATCTGCTGGCGGATGGCCACGTCTCGAACAGAGGACAGCGCCGTACGGGTTTCCTCCAGAGCAATCGTCTTCCCGCGGAGGAGGAGATTGCGATCGGAGAGACGGGCGACGATCTTGTCGACCATGTCGGCCGGAACAGGCTTGCCCTCCCGAATGGCTTTGGCAACGGTCCTGTCGAAGCGCCGATCCCGCGTCTTCAATTCGAGATAAGCCTTCATGCCGTCGACGTCGCCCATCAGCAGACGATCGCGATATTTCTCGATCAACTCGATCTGTGGCGCCGTCAGGCCGATAAGCCCGCCTTCCCGTCGTCCTGTGATCCTCGACAGGCGGCCGACGACATCCAAGGCCGTGCGCGTCGGGTTTTGCCCGCGAGCAAGCCCCGCCTCGAAGGCGATGCGAAGACCTTCGCGCTGGTCCTCGACGATATTGGCGACCATGGAGGAAGAGATGGTCCGCAGCATGGTTTCAGCCATGAGATTGCGCACACCGAACTGAAAGATCACCCGCGTGCCATCTTGAGCGACAAGCTGCGGAAGGCTTTGCACGGCGCTCACGCCGCCAGCGTTGAAAACCTCCTGCAAAGCCAGTTCGAGAGCCGTGAAGGCTTCCGGTTCGATCTGGATGGCGCGAATGGCTGCGGCTACATCGCCACGGTCCAACGCCTCTGTTACCGTTCGCAAGACGACGCTCGACTTGATGGCCTCGATGCTTTCGCGGAACGCCGCGGCAAGCTTGGGCTCATATGTGGCGAGCAGTTCGTCGAAGGTCATACTTCGTCCTTGGAGAAGATCACCGACACGCTGTCGGTCTTGGTAACCGAGCCGACGTGCCGGAAGAACGAGAACTCGATCTCGACTTTGACGCCTTTCGCTACGATGGAGGGTAGGACGTCAGACAGGTCTCGGACAGCCTCGACGATGTGGAGACGTGTCCGATCCATCTCAGCGGCGTGGTCTGGAGTAGCCATTACACAGCACTTGGTGCGGCTGCCTTGGCAATCTGCTTCTCAGCAGTCTTGGTCGCAGGCTTCACCAGGCCCTGCTTTTCAAGGGCAGCGGCCTTCTGCGGCGCGAGGGAGGGCGTGTCGCCGATCTTGTAGCGCTCGAACGGGACGGCGACTTCGACTTTGACCTTCTTGCTCATCACGCAATCCTTCCTTGGACGATGAAAACGACGTTCGTCACGCGGTCGTAGTTGTTCGGGTCGCCGGCGATCACATGGAACGTCTTGCCGCCGGCCGTGATGATGTCGCCGACCGTCGGCTCAATTGCGAGGCCGACCGAGGAAATGTAAATCTGCCGATCGGCCGTCGTGATGTTCGTTCCGTCTATGTACCGCTGGTCGTAGGTCATCGGCACGAGCGTGGCCGGATGAGCGGTTTCGGTTGGCTCTCCACCTTCTACCGGATCGGGAGGAGTAATGCGCGTTACCGTGCCAGCTTGGCCGAACTCGGTTATCAGCTCGTCGGCGACTGCCTGCATTTCGGCATAGTCAAAGGTCGCCATCTCAGCAGCCTACCGACCAGATGCCGAAGCAAACGAGATCTTCGTCTTCGAGGTACGGCGCAAGCATGCCGTCCACGATCGAAATGAGAGGCGTGATCGAACCGGCCGTGCCGTCGTCGCTCTTGGCCGTCTGGTATTCCTTTTCAATCTGGCCGACCTTCACGCGCTTGACCGCGCTCGACGAGGTGCCAACGACCGATAGGCTCCCGGGCTTCAATGCCTCCTGGTAGCCCGCGAAATAGGATGCGTGCTCGACCGCAACGGGGATCACGTTATCTGGGATGGCCTGACCGCTTACAATCGCGCCGGTGCGCGGCCATTGGCGCTCCTGACTGTGCGAGGCAATGAACCCGACGAAGCGGTCACCATAGACCGCGTCAATGTATTGGCTGCCACGCTGGCGAAGGACGGCAGGCGACGGCGCATTGACAGGCAAGGTGTAGCCGTTATCGGTCAACCAAGTCTCAAATGCTCCATCGCTGCCGTACCCTGCCATGACTTAGGCGTCCTTCTTGTGAAGGTCGACGAAGGCGCCTTTGTCCTCGTCGCTCATCTCTTCGAAGCCCTCAAGGTCAGCTTTGCGGAAGCTCTTCGTGACCTCCTCGCCGTCCTTGGTGATGACGAACCAGCTGCCGCCCTTGTCCTTGACGGCATAGCCGGTCTCAGGCGTAGGCGCCGGATTGGTGACGGCGGTCTTGGTTTCGGTCTTCGTTTCTGACTTTGCCTCGGACTTGCCCCCCGAAAGGATATCGTATCGGCCGGCCCAGCCCTTCGGCTCTTCCTTGACTTCCATTTCGTGGCCGACCGGCATCTCTTCGCCGTTCTTGCCGTAGATGCCGGTAGAGGTGAGACCTGCCGGCGCTTTCAAACGAATCTTCATCGGATCGTTCTCCTGTTGCGATTGGTGTGCCCCGCCCGAAGGCGAGGCGCATCATCAGGTGTTGGTGGAGTAGAAGACGCCGGACTTGCCGTTGTAGTCGGCCCGGATGTCCAGACCCATCGCGCCCATCTTCAGGAACTGGTAGTTCGCCGTCGGATACAGACGCGGGATGGCAGTCGTGTTCACTGCCATGCCGATGATGGGACGGATGAACTCGGCCGACGGAACAAAGCCGAAGAACTCGTTGCCCGAGAGCTTGAATGTCACTTCGATCTTGTTGATGCGGCGGTTCGTGAGCAGGTACTGCAGGAGCGTCCCGCCCTTGAACCCGTTGGCGCCGGAATACGACCGATCGAGGTTTCTCCCGATCTCCGGCGACACGTAGATGTTCACCTTGCCGGTGATCAGGTTCGCGTCGAGCATCGCACCGAGCGTCTGGGTGAAGAACGTATCGATAGCATCGGACGTCGTTGCCGGCGAGGTGAGATCGATGTTCGCACCAGAAGCACCGATGTTGATGGTCTTTGCGAGCGGGTTGCTGCGAATGCCGGTGCCAGTATAGCCCTGGAAGACGATCGAGGAATCGCCATTGAGGACATAATCGGCCTGATCCTTGCGGATCTTGGCGTTTGCGGCTTCCTCGTCGTCAGCCAGAGCATCGAAGTTCTCGGACTGGAGAGTGTTCCACTCGCGCCATTCCCGGCCATAGCCGTCCTGGAAGATCGGAATGGGCGTGCCACGGTAGGCATAGACGACCTTATCCATCGGGACCGGCGTCTGGCCCGACATGGACCGGATGACCGGGTTCGAGGAGTCGGACGCCACGCGGGTCATGCTGACGAGCTTGCCGATGTTGATCGGGCGAGCGAGCGCCATCAGGTCGCGCATGTAGACCTCACCCTCGTCATCGCGAAGGACGCGGCGGGTGATGCTGTCGATGTCGATCCAGGCATCGCGAGGAAGGACAGCGGCAGCGTTGGCCAAGGAAGCCATGTGCTCTTCCACCTGATGGAAGTGCTCACGGTTCATGGATACGTCTTCCCACCATTCAGCATGCGGTCGGGAGTTGGCGACGAGCTGTTCGTCAAAGTAGCGCATCTGGTTTCCCCCTTACGCCGCTGCAAGCTGGTTACGAGCAACGCGCGCTCGCACAAGCTGGTCCGAACCGGACGTGTTGTTGTAGGCCTCCTCGGCGATCATGATCACTCTCTGACCAGTGGTCGCGAGAACGAACTTGCCGGCGGCGGAGGTGGTGAGTTGCGAGCCCCGGGCGACGTTGGTGCCGGTCGGGACGCGAACGTTAAAGAACTGCTCGTCGAGCATTTCCATGCCGATAATGCGATCGTTGGCCGGCCAAGCGTCATCAACGCCCTTCATCGCCAGGTAGTTGTCCTGGGCGATGTAGACCTTGGTCAGGGCATTGGCGCCGGCCTGAGCGAAGCTCGAACCGGATTCGACCAGTGCGGTGCCCGGCAGGATCGTCGCAGCGCAGAGGCGCTCCTGGACCTGCGGAAGGGTCTCCGAGACCGGGCCCGCGAAGATCTTGTTATAGCGAGCCATGGATTACTTCTCCTCTGCCTTGGGGAGCTTGAAGCCACCCTCATTGCTTTTCGGGCGGAAGCCGCCGGAATTGAGAGGCGCAGCCTTTCCCGGCTCAGCTTTCGCGGCGAGAGCACGCAGAGTGTTCAGCGGGGTCTCTTTGGCAGTTGCCTCGTCGAGCAAGTTCGCCTTGACGACCTTGGCCACCAGATCTGCATGCTCGGCGTCGTCCTTGGCCTTCTGGTTGGCGACCAGGGCGGCATGAGCGTCGGTGAGCGGCTTGACGGCCGCGTTCACCGCTGCGGTTACGGCGTCAGCGATGGTCTTGTTCATCGCCTCGCTCGGCTTTGCTTCCGAGAGGGCGTCAACCTTCGCGGAAAGCGCCTTGAGCTGTTCTTCAACAGTCATGTCGAGTTCCTTTGTGTTCGTGGAGGGTTCCCGCTCGGAAAAGCCAAGGGCTTCCAATATCGCGGCTTTCATTTTCTCCCATGTGCCGACCGATTCACGGCGCTTGAGAGCTTCGACGAGGCGGGAGCCCGCCCAATCGATCTCGCGGTCGATGTCCTCAGTGAGTGAGGAGTTGATGACCTTGATTTCTTCCTGCTCGCCTTTGGCGTTGACCAGCATGCCGACACCCTGCTTGGGCGTTGCTGCGCCTTCCTCGTCGAGGAGGATTGCGTCGTGGTCGAACTCGATGTTGCGAGCGATGTGCTTGTAAGGAACGTCGCCGTTGGCAGCTTCCAGATTGCAGAGGAGCCCGGTCGAGGTGTGGATAGGCTCACCCTTCTCGATGGCAGCCAGGACAGCCTTGCCACCCTCGGATTGATTGGCGCGCTCGACGTCGATCACCTTGTCGAGGAAGACGCGGCCCTTCTCGCGGCGCAGGTTTTCGTTCCACGCGCCAATCCAGCCGATATTGATGCCTTCCGGATCGCGGGCGGAGACGAATTTGCCATTGATGGTCGGATGGCCGAGGGGTGCCGGCGTCCGGTTGAGGGTGATGTAGCCCTTTTCGATCTCGTCGGCGGGGTACATGATGTCGTTCATGACGACGTTGTCCGGCAGGGTAGCGCTAGGGACGATGACCACGTCCCGGCCGTTGCGCTTTTCCTTTCGGACAGCCTTGATGTTCGCCAGTGTCCTGACGTTCACACGCACCTGGGGCATGATTGATCAATCCTCTTGGGTCGGCGGCGTTTTGCCTGCTGCGGCGCCCTGCTCTTCTTCACTAAGGTCGTCGCGGTATTTATCGGCCTCGCTCAGCGGCTCGTAGCCGACAGCCGCACGGATCTCGTCATCAGTGAAGACGTAGAGGGTGTTGCCCATCTTCTGGTTGGTGTCGGCCATCTTGTTGGCGCGCTCGATCTTCTCGGACATCGAGGCTTCGGTCAGGTCAGCCCAATCGAGATACCAGTCCATTTCTGGCAGGATGCCGACCCGTTCCAGCCGCTTCACAAACGACATGATGTTCGGGATCGTCTGGTTCGCGCGGCGCGACATATTGGTCTGCGCCCACTCGTCGGCGTCTTCCTTGCTGGCGCGCTCGCCGGTTTGCATCCCGACGAGGATCTTCACCGGCATGTTGATCGATGCGGCGAAGTCCTGCAGGGCCACCGCGAAAAAGTGCTCTGGCGACGGAAGCGTGACGGGCAGAGGCTTTGCCGTCATTCCCATCAGCATAAGAAGCTGGTCGAAGCCGGCGTTATAATCGGCCACCTGGTCGTTCATCTTGTCGGCCAGATCTTCAACCTTGATCCCCATGGCGGTTGCCATCTTCTTGGGATCAGCTTCCTTATCCATCTCAAGGACAGGTGCAGACTTGGCGTTCTTCCAGAAGCCTTCGCCGCCGGCGCCCCTCACCTTCTCCAGGTCGACGAGGGAGTTGTAGCCAGGCTCAAGAGCCGACGTGCAGTTAACGGTCCCGTCGTGCGACCAGATGATCATGCGGTCCGGATGGATCATGATGCTACGGGGCTGCTTGGAGTTACCGACGGCAGCCTCGTTGAACTGGAACATCGTCGGCTCGCCGTAGGTCTCGGACGTTTGGTCCGTATCCCACTCGCTTACCTGCAACTGCCCTTCCCAAACGGGGATTACCTCGATCAAGCCGTCGAGGCCACCATTCACCCGATCGACTGGTTCATTAAAGGGCTTTCCGTCGGCGAAACGGAGGATAACACCCGCATAGCAGCCGACCATTGACCTGCGATCGGCTTCGGCAAACCGCGCCCAGAGGCGCAGATCGTCGAAACGCTGGCGGATTTCCGCCTCGAGCGTCGTTTCCTCGTCTTCGCCTGTCTGCGACCCGTCCCTCTCCTTCTCCAACAGGAAAGGGTTGTCCTGCCAGGTCTTGCCGACGGTCTTGTTGACGCCAGCCGCGGCAATACCATTTCGCATGTACATCCGGTGAAGCTGCTCGAACGTCAGGACGTCGGGATAACCGAAATCCTTGGAATGATCGTGCTTCGCGTTTGTCCCTGCGAAAATGCCGCCGAACATCGAATAGATGCTGCGATAGGCTCGGTTCCCGACGAAGCGGACAACGTTGTTCATCGGTGCTTCTTCCTCAGGAACATCGCCACGGTCGGACCTACGTCGATATTGACGTTGTCGGCCGCAATCACCGCATCAGCGAGGTTGTGCGACTTCACGCCCAAGTCCTTCTTGAGCTTCAGTTTCGGGACGACGCGCTTCTTGCCTTCCGTCTCAACCCACCACGGCACGCAAAGCTCAGTGAAGAGAGCTTCGAGCTTTTCCTTGCCCATTTCCGACGAGAATGAGAGCACGTCCTCAGGCTTGATCGATTGGCCGCGCGTCACGGCATTGAACGTGAGCATCGCCTTGCGGGCTGTGTTGGCCCAGGCCTGCGCCTTCAGGTTCAGATACTCGTCCTTGTTCAGCGGGCTGTTGTCGTTCAGCGCATCGCTCGGCTTGTCAGGATCCATGACCCCGCCGCCGGCATGGAATGCGAAGTGCTCGACGCTTGCGCCGTTCTCTTCATTCTGCTCGTCGATGTAGCCGCCGACAAACGCACCCACGCCGATCGTGTCGTAAGAGACCGTCGCGCCGGCGTTCTTGGCCTTCGCCCAAACGCGCTTGGCGTTTTGCACCAACTGATCCTTGCCGGATGACCAGTCTTCAGCGTCAGTGAAGACGCCGTCGATCTTGTCGGCCGTCGCACTCTTGTCCTCGCCGTCGTCGGCAGGGTCGAAGCCAATGATGTTCCGGCCGGTCAGCTCGATCTTCAGGACCTTGTGAGCATCCACACAGGCTTCGAGCCAACGGCGCTTGAAGATCGATAGCTCGCTGTCTCCGAGAGGCACGCCGCCATAGATGTGTTCGAACATCTCCGGGTCGCGCTCTTGCATCGCTGCGATGTCGCGCTTCGCCTTCTCGGAAAGGAACGGGTTCTCCGTATAGTTGATCTGATGCACCACGCAGTGAGGTGGCGTGTTGATGACGAAGTTCTTCCAGACGTAGTCGGTGACGAACTTCGGGTTGAACAGCAGGATCGCGAGACTGTCTTCCTTGCGGATTGTCGGCGCGATGACTGACCACTGCTCCTCGGTAAGCTTTTCTGCCTCTTCCACCCAGAGAATGTCGATATCTGAGGTGCCCTTGATTTCCTCAAGGTTGCGCTCGATGCCGTAGAATATGAACTCCGCACCGGTGGCGATGTGGATGATCGTCGTCTTCTGGACGTCGAAGGCATCTGTCAGGCCAAGGTGGCTGATCGCCCACTTCAGTTCAGTGTAAACCGATTCCTGAATGCGGTTCTGGAACCGTCGGATGCACATGACGCGCATCTTGACGCGGACATGATCGACCAACCGGACCAACTGGCAAGCTGTGTCCCTGGTCTTGGAGCTCGACCGGCCGCCATGAAGGACGGCGATGTCGTTCTCTCCGAAGAAGACCTTTTCCCAGAAATCGAACAGCGCCGGGTTGGTTAGGGTTGCGGCAGCAATCAGCCCTTCGTCTCTTGCCGCAGCACCTCGCGCCATGTCCTCGTCTCTGTCTGGATTGGTCCGCCGTTAGGGCCTGAGTGCTCGTGCTTCTCGACGAACATGCCAAGGTGCTTGCCGATGTCGACCAGCGCGCCCTTCTTGTCGTGAAGCTTGAGCTTTATCCCGCCGGTCGAGTTCTGGCTAATCTCGGCAATCGCCCCGGCCGTGTCGTCGTCGATCTCGTCGCTCGAAATGAGCTGTACATTGTTCGTCACGACATTCTTGATCACGAGGACATCACCGCCATCCGGGTTGTCTTCCTCGGTTACAAGCGTGCCTTGCCACTTGATGGCCTTGCGGATGTCGGCGAACCCGATCTTGGCGAGTTCAGCGAGAACCCGCTCTTTCGTGATGGCGAGCTTCTCGATCGCCTTTTCGGTAGCTTTTCGCTCTACCGTCTGCTCCCATTCCAAAAGCTCGGTCACCCGGTTTGAAATGCTTTGTTTCTGCTTTAGCGTCGCAGCATTTCCGCGGTTTGGTTTAAAGCCTGCGAGCCGATACGCTTCGTCTGCTGTCTTGCCTTTGGCGAGCTCTTGCGCGAACGTTTCATGCCGTGGGTTCTTTAGGACTGGCATGGGTTAACCTCAGGGACGATGAAATGGATGACGAAGCTATCGAAGACCTGATCGCCGAACTGGCTTCCCTTAACACGTTGGCGATGACCGCTTTACAAGCTATCGCCAAAACCCAAACTGACCCCAAAGCTTTCCTTGCGAAGGTGCTGGAAGACGGGTCGGCAGCGATGGAGAAGACTAATTATTACAGTCTCCCCAAAGAGCGCCGGGCGATTGTTGCGGAGAAAGCCAAGGCGCGCTTCGCCGACGCCATAACAAGCATCCGCCTTTGAAGAGAGAAAGCCCCGCCATTGCTGACGGGGCCGAAACTTCGAGGCTGGGGCTCCCCCACTCCACGCCGTAGACCGGTATGTTGACCCGTTCCGCGCCTCGCTATCAGGCTTGTGACCCTCGCATCGTCGTAGAGGCGTCAATGCCTGCCGGCTATCGTTGTCCCTCGCACCCGAATTGCCGGAGACGGTATGGAGGTAAGCCGGGGTGTGTGCCGGCGCTGGTGAACTGATGCCGGGCTACCCTCCCGGCTTGGCCGACGGCGCTGGTTGCGTATCCAGCGCTCCATGAGTTCGGGGCGCGTCGGCTTCCCCTGGTATTTGGTTGCAGGCGCCGGAATTGAACCGACTATCTCGCGGTTATGAGCCGCGTGGCTTACCGTTTGCCCTGCCTGCGTAAAGAGGTGGGCCGCAGGGTTCTGCCTGGTCAACAGCCGTCCCTTTGGCCATCAGGCCGATCCTCGCCAGACCGTATTATTGCAACGGGAGGCCGCCCGATTCTGGAAAGAGAAAAGCCGCCCTGAAGGCGGCCTATGCTACTTTGGTGCGACGAAGCGGGTTTGACCGCTCGCACGAGGGCTTGCCCTCTATTCTGTGCCGATGCGCGTCCTTCGCGTTGCTGGACCCGTCGCCCCAATAGAGGTGATTGGGTGTGCAGCAACCAAGGTGGCCGTTGCCGCACTTATGCAGTGCCATCATCGTCGGATCTGCCGGCAGTTTGTTGACCTTCAAGCACATGGCGCGGTGGGCTTCCATTTGCTTGAAATTGAAAGTCACGGCTCCGCGAGGGGTGGCGGCTGTCGAGAATGGGAAGATGATGCATTCATCGCCCTGATATTCAGAAAACAGCTTGATCCACATTTCCCCGGCGCCAGGCCGTGCTCTGCTGGGGGATATCTTGCTACCCGGCAGCCTGACTACCTTCTTCTTGAACCCGTCATCACGATGAACGTCACCGATAAACTCGGTGACGAACCGGAACGCTGTCTCAAGGAGGAACTTGTCTGGATTCTTGGTACCGCAGTATCGCCAATGCATAGGAATGCTATGATTTCCCAAGGCGCATTTCTCCTTTGGGTGGAAGTTGGATTTTCTTCCAGCTTGGCCGTCGAGTATTCCCTTTCCTCATAGGAAGGTCCGACTGCTACACCAAATCACGCTGCCGAATATAGAGACATCGAACTTTCTCGGCAAGCCTCCATTTCTTTGTCCATAGCCTGTAATTCCGCGAGAATCGCTAAAACCTGTTGACGGCTGGCCGGCGCCAGATCGTTTATTGCTGCTTCTGCCATGGCGCGGAGCGGAATGTTCTTTCGTCTGCCTTTTGGGAATACCAAGCCGAGACGTTTGTTGAGCGCGTTCCGACGATATGAGTGCGCCTCGATCAGCCGCTCCTCACGCTCGCGTTCCCATTCCTGCTGCTTCTGGAAGTCAGCGAACATGAGACTTCCGATGTCCGTGTCGCGGAAGGCGATCGGCCCACGGTCCGGGGACGGTCGCATGAAGCACATGACACCCTCGACACCCCTCACCTTCTCGAAATCGCGCTGGTGGATGTTGACGAAGACATAACCCACGAGGAGCGGGAAACGCTTCTCCCGCATCTTATTCGTCCGCTGGTGCTGCGTGATGGTCCAGAAGGACGGCATATAGACATCGATGTTCTCGTTTCGGAGGTTACGCTCGATGACGCTTTCGCCTTTCCGCCGCTCTCGCTGTAATCTCTCCTCTTCAGTCTCATCATTCGCCGGCTCCAGGATTGTTGCCATACGCTGAGATCCTGGGACCGCCCGCACCGCGTACCAATGTGTATCCGCCATCTTCATTCCTCGCTGTCGAGCCGCCGCTCGGTTATCGCATGTGGTTTTGAATTGCCTCTGCAGCTGCAGCCGCCTTCTTCGGATGCCACCGGCCCATCTGGAGACGTCGGGTATACCCGCAGGCATCGCACATGGGCTCCTGTTCGCCTGGATTGTCACCGGCCACGCATTTCTTGATGAAGCGCGATTTCCGCGTCTCATATGCCCCGCAAACGCAGCGGACGACCCAGTTCTGGCCGTTGGTCGTGACGACGTCGGCCGCGATGCCCAGCACCGTAAACCTGCCGATCTTCTTGCCAGTCAGATCTGTGAAGGAAGGCTTTTGCAGCTCGTCTCGGTTTGGCGCTCGGGTCCTGATCGGATCGGTTGAATGAACCTTTTGCAGGTTCGATGGGGACCATTCGAAATGCTCTCCCTTTCCGGTGACCATGCTTGCGGTCTTGTCGAAAGGCATGAGAGGAGCGACGGTGTCGAAGTCAGCGCGGCGGTAGCTCATTCCGCGGCTCCCGTGTATGGCCCGTCGATGAAAACGACGCGCGGAAGGGTCACCAATGCTCCGGCGGCTGTTCTCCGCATCACGCGGTCGGGATAGGATGGAAGAACCTCAGTCCGCGGCTTCTCGCTCCGGACGGGTGCGGCTGCTCGGCGGAAATAGTTCTTCCGGTGCGGGAAAAGATCACGCCGGCTGCCGGCGAGATTGCTGATGGAATCTTCGGTTGTGCCAAAGTGTTCGGCCATGTCGGCGGTCAATGTGCCGCCCTTCCACATAGCCGAGGCTTCGGCCAGCCTATCTTCGGTCCATACGAGCTTTGGCATCATTCCGCTCCTGACGTGAACTCTCTGGCAGTTACGATCATCTTCTGAAGCTCCTCTCGGATCGTTCCAATTCTTGAGCTAGGTATTCGGCTCGGCTCTGCGGTTTCTGCAGGTGAGCAAGGCCGTTCGGCTTTGGAGGCGCGGTTGATGCGGGTTTGATCTTGCCGAGGCGGGTCCACATACGCTTGCGGAGATATTTGGCTGCCGAGCAGATCGCGGTTCGACCGCCGCCCTTGGCAGCCTCGACATAAGCTGCGGACTTCGCCATGGCTTCGGAGCGGTCTTCCGGGCTCAGGTCCCGCCATGCAGCGAACGCTACATCATCGTCGTCGCTGGCAGCCGAAGGCCAATCATTGAACCAAACCGAGAATTCGTCGCGCTCGCGCGTTTCTTTTTCAATTTGATCCGAACGAAGTGAGGATAGGTCAGAGGTTGTCGGTGGCACGCCCGTATCAATGCATTTGCTTTGCACATGCATCGCATTTGCATCAACAGGTTGCTTCTTCCCTTTTGCGAACCGGGCCTCTGCGGCCGCACGCCGCTTTTCGATGATATCATCCGCTTTAGAAAGCTCGGCATCAACGCGCTTGTGCGTCCAGCCTGGGCCAAACAACATAGCAAGGATGTCGCGGCTTTCATCCCATTGCTCCGGCGACAGTTTGGCGATGCGGGCAATAACGCGCTCATTCTCTGGCAGGCTCCCGTTCTGCCAGTAATGCATGATAAGCAGCAGGTATGCCCCATGTTCAGCGGCCGTTAGGTGCCCGGTGTCGGACAGATAGTCAGCAATGTGGAGTGGCATCCAGGCGCGGTTACTCATGGCCGCCGTTCCTCCCATGGTTTGCATGGAAACCAACGGATGATTGCCACGCCTGCCGAGCGGCTATGGCGTCGGCACGTTCGACGAATGTCCCGATGGATATCCTCTTCCCCCGCAAGCGACCGAACGCCACCCACCGCTGGTCTCTCTTGTTCCACGCCACGCCTGGCACGCCACTGGTATTATCCGCTCTGAGCTTGCAGTTCTTCTGGTTGTCGAACTTGGAAACGTCGCGAAGATTGATGAATCGATTGTTGGTCCTGTCGCCACTGATGTGGTCGATTTCATCCGGGTCGTAACCGGTCACCATCTTCCAGATGACGCGGTGAGCGAGGACGGCCTTCCCGAGAAGAATACCCGATTTATATCCGGCACTATTGATGCACGTGAGGGCTTCCTTGCCAGCTTTTCTAGCATTCCAACTGCTGAATGCCTGCTGCGATGAGAACATAGAACGAGGTCTCTGGCGCCAAAACAGAAGCCCATCGTCCGGCGAATAGACAAGCAGTTGGTTGAGCGTCGTCTCATCTGGAAGTTTGTTTTTCATTTTATGACTTCCACATCGATGTTGTAGATTGCCTTGATGATCTTCTGGACGCGCCGGAAGTCACGGGTGATGACGCCCTTCACATCGACGACGCGAAACCTGCCGTCTTCCCGGTGGTCTATGAAGGCAAAGTCGGCCGTATAGCGTCCGATGATCTGTCCTTCGACAATCAGGTTGAAAGCACGCTGACGAACCAAGCCCGATATCTCGCCGGCACGATGGAGGTTCAGCAGGTCCGAATAGACCTCGCTCTCTCGCTTGGAATCGAAGGTTACGCCGTCGACGACAGTCTTTTTGGCTCCGAACTTATTCCGGCCTTTTGGCTTACCGATCTCTTCCCGGTACTGCTTGGCAGACATGCGCTCTGTCATGCTCGCCTCGCTCTGATTTCAGCCAGTTCGGCGCGAATGCGTGCGTCGCGAGCCTTCTTTTCCAGGGACCGCATAAGTTCGTGCTTGATCTGCGCGGCCGCCTGTCGGTCGGTCATCCGTTCCGCATGGCGAAGCTTGTGGATCACCTTTTCGATGACCGGTTCTGTCGTGCTGAAGTAGGCCGCTATGGCGATGTAGTCGTGACCAGCGCGGAAGAGCTCGAGGGGGTTCATGCCGCCACCTCGTCTTCCTCGATCGAGGCAGGGAGTCCGCCGGTGATCCTCCGCTCCGCGATATCGGCATACTCAGGATTGAGCTCGATCATGACGCTGCGAAGGCCGAGCTTCTCCGCGACAAGTGACACTGTGCCAGCGCCTCCGAAGGGATCGAAGACGATCCCAGGCTCGGTACCGAAGACTTCGCAGATGGGGCCACACCCAGACGGGGCGCCGCAGCAAGCGCAGATCCTCTTAGGTGTTCCAGCTTTCATGCAGCGTTCGGCCAGCGCCGGCGGGAAGGTGGCGAAGTGAGCCTCGCGGAAAGCCTTCGGTGCGATTGTCCAGACGTTGCGGGCATTCTTCGTTTCAGTCAGGTCGGAAGTGCCATCTCGGAAAGACTGCTTGCTCTTCACATAAGGATCGCCCTCAGGAGCGAGCTTGTATGTTGCTTCCGTGCGGCCTTTGCGATTGATGGTGCCGTGGGAGCCTTTCTCAACATCCCATCCACCGGGAACCTTGATCTTTCTGGAGACGGGAACGCGATCGACGTTCTGGCGGCTGTTCGGACCCGGCTTACGAGCGTGGGCGGTGCCGGAGACAGGCTCACGAATGGCCTCGTGGTCGTAGAAGTAATCCTCGCCCTTCGTCAGCAGCCAGATCTTCTCGTGCGATGATGTCGGGCGATCGTAGACCGATTCCGGCATGGGGTTAGGTTTGTGCCAAACGATCTCAGAACGGACATACCAACCGTCATCCTGCAGCGCGATCGCCAAGCGGTTCGGGATCATGCAGAGGTCTTTCGGCTTCAGATATCCGCCGGCGACAACGCGACCACCGGTTTTGACACGGCTCTGGCGATCGCTGACTTGGAAATGTCCGCGCGGCGTCCGATTGTAGTCCGGATCATAGACAGGCCCGACCGTCGAGAAAGGCTTGTCGCGGAATGTGCGATCGTCGGTACCGTCTGCCTTGTAGGCCGCTGCACTTTTGCCATTCGGCTGGGCGGCGTAGCAGTCACCGTAGTTGAGCCAGAGCGTGCCTGTGGGCTTGAGGACGCGCCAGACCTCACGGAACACCGAGACCATGACTTCGAGGTGCTCGCCAAGCGTCCGCTCAAGCCCGATCTGGCCGGCAACACCATAATCGCGGAGACCCCAATACGGCGGGGAAGTGACGACGCAGTCGACCGAGTTCGCCGGCATGGCGCGCATCGCCTCGATGCAGTCACCTACATGCATGGTGCAACGGCCTTCGAGAAGTGAGCGGGTCTGGATCATGCCGCCTCCTCGCGCTTCTTCAGCGCCTTGAGGTACGCGCCCTTGATCTCCTCGAACCGGGCGATGTCGTATTCCTTGAGCTCAATGAGATCGATCGGGCGAGGTTTCTTCGAGCCGCGCCCGTGGTCGTCGAGCCAGGTCATTGCGGAGGCAATGCGGCGGTCGAGCCAAGCGATCATTTCGGTGGGGTCGGTCATGCCGCAATCCTTCCCGCCTTGATCAGTTTCTCCATGATGTCGATGCGCTGACCAATCCACCGCATTGCATTGACGGCCATGGAGTTGCCGAGGGCTTTGTAACGAGGGCCATCAGGTGCGGTGTCCTTGCCGCGCCATGGAACGTTGGTGAAGTTATCGGGGAATCCCTGGAGGCGTTCGCACTCGATGGGCATGAGGCGGCGGACGGCCCAACCTTGGCGGACGCCGTCAATCTGATTTGCCGTTTCGCTCTGGGCCCTTGCTTGGAGCGTCGGATTGACCTCGCTTTCCCAGGCGAAACCGTTTGAGTTCTGACTGACGCTAAAGGCTACTGCCTGAGGATTCTTCTCCTGCAGTGTTTGAGACAAGTCGAAGTCCCACATTGGCGTGGACATCTGCCCACCAAAGCTGACCGGCACGATAGGAGTGCCTCGCCCGGTTCCATCCTCGCTTGCGTCGAACCCTTCACCGCGCAGCGCGTGAGCAACCAGCATAGTTGCGGCTGTCTCCGCTCCCATTCTTGGCTGCCGCTCTCCACCGGTCGAATTTCCGCCGGCCGGCAAAGTCGCCGCGATTTCTGCAACAAAGGTCTCGACTTCGAAATCTTGCCGTTGACCATGGGCCGTCAGGGCCGTCGATACGTCGATGGGTCCGCTTGTGTTGCCGCCACCGAAGGCCTCAGCTACAAGCTTTCCGCGCTCCGGATCGTCTGTGCCGCCACGGCGGCCAGCGCTTGCCGTAATTGCTCCGGCAACTCCTTTCCCCGCTTCTCGGCGCGGCGCAGAATCCCCGCGCATGCCTTCGGGCTCAAGTAGTACCGCTGCGGCACGTCGCCAGTCTCCAAGATATCCGACAAGGAAGACACGGCGCCGTCGCTGTGGGACGGCACGAGCGTAGTCGTCCACTCGGATATATTGAGCGTCAAGAACCCGGTAGGCGAACCCATACCCGCATTCTTGAACGAAGCTGAGGAACGTGGCGAAGTCGGCGCTTTCGAGCCCGTCGTCGCCTTCGACGTCCTCTTCTGCTTGTTCTTCATCTGTGTGAGAGGAAAGGACGCCGGGGACGTTTTCCCAGACGATCCAACGGGCGCGCAAGCGGCGAGCCAAGGCGAGATATTCGAGGGCGAGGTTGCCGCGCGGATCATCCAGTCCGAGACGCTTTCCAGCGACGGAAAAGGACTGGCAAGGGGTTCCTCCGACCAGAAGGTCAATAGGTCCTGCTTCTGGGCCGATCTGCGTGAAGTCGCCATAGTTGGGGATTCCGTTCTTCGCCAGCGGCTCGCCTGGCATGTTGCTACCGTAGTGGTGAGCGAGGACCGCAGACGGGAAAGCCTCGATCTCGCTGAAGAATTCCGGCGTCCACCCGAGCTTGCGCCAAGCCATGGTTGCTGCCTCAATGCCCGAACAAACGCTCCCGTATCTCATCTATTCACGCTTTCTTCTGGTTAGCTTTGCCCACCGCAGGCACAGCCATTCCCAGCCCCGCCGAAGCAGGCTTTTGGTTAGTCGTTTCATGATTGGTTCCCAGACGTTCGGACCGGTAGCGGTCCGCTGCTTCCTCGTTCACTTCGCAGACGCGGTCGTAGTAGAGCTTTAGACGCCTGTAATATTCGCCCGCGACATCCTTCATCCCCCTCGACTTGTGCTGAAGCCTAAAGAGATAGCTTTCAGGAACGCCGGTCTTCTGCGAGAGCCGGTGCCTGATCAAATAGTCCTTGTCACCGCGGCCCTGGAACTCTCGGTCCATGAGCTCGGTGTTCCAGCGGATAGCCTCTTGTAACGCGATGCTAGTCATCTGTTCCTCGGACTTGCCCTTTCCGAATCCGGAAACCGAATTTCCGGATCGTGAATCCTTATTTCCGTACATTCCTGCGCCCCTGTGCGATCTGTCTCCTTGTCCAAAGGGAGCTTTCAGATGCACCGGAGAGATGATGAAAAAGACGGCGGGAAGCGCCTTGCCGGGCTCTTGCCCGCCGTCTCCGGTCCGCCTGGGCCAACCGTTATTCCATTTCGCAGGGCACAACCGCCGCTTAGCCCTGCTGCTGGTGGCGATCCGCCATCGTCACCAGCCTCGTTTCAAAGTCTCGGATCCGTCACTCAAGCTGTCGTCATGCGACTTGCGAATGATGCTGTCCGGTTAAGAGTGCTCCGGGTCGCTAGGGAGGAGGACGACCCGGAGCGTTGACGGGCTGGAGGGGTAGCCCCGTCAATTCATGAGCCGTGCGGCTCGGACCAATTGAGGTTCGGCCTGGCTCGTTTCGTCACGTCGCTGATTTGCGAGAGCCCCAGACTTGGAAGCAAAAACGAGACCGGCGGTGATGAAGCCGACGAAGCCGCCGACGAGGACACCAGCCAAGGCGCCGTAGAGAAACGATGTCATGCGAATGCCCTTTCCCGAGCCGGGTTCAACATGGTTTTGAAGATTTCGATGGAGGTCTTGCGCTGGACGACCGGGCGGAACTGGCTAGCGTCGAAACACGGTTCAAACGTACCGCACAGCCGATAAGGCCGCTCCTGATTGCGTATTTCTTGAAGCCGCACCACGACCATCTCAGGATCTACAGGGCTCAAAAACCCAACGTCCCTGATCGTGTAGACCTCCCCCTTTTTGGGGCCGATCTCGTCTCCATACCCTCGGCCATTCAGGTGCCAATTCTCGATGCAAACGACCTTCTGGCCGACTTGGAAGTTGCACGTCATGACGCCCTCACCTCCTGCGGCTCTGTCTGCCCGCACCGTTCGCAATGGCGCTCGATCACTTCCGCGATCGACAGCACGCGTTCGCATTTCGGGCATGTCGAGTAAGGTTGGAACTGAGCTTTTCGGCTCTGAATTGCAGCGGACAGACGAGTGTTCATGCTGCCTCACTTTCCCGCGCTGCGACCTTGCAAGCGTGGCAGTGGTTCGTTCCATGACCGGCGCAGCGCTCGGGCCGCAGGCAATTAGGTCGAAGGATGAAGGTGGCCGATGGGGTATGCCTGACGAGCCCATCGGCCGTTGCGGCGTTGTCGGGATGAGCGGTTACATGATCGCCTCCTGCGAGAGGTTGATCGGAAGCGGTGGAATTAGTTGCCGGGATTTCACCGGCGCCAGCATGGTTCAGGTCAACGCCTTCCGGCCCAGCCGGGATTGCCTCGCGCCCCTTTTCCGCTGCCTCACTTCCGGTCTCAAAGGAGCCTTCCGTGGCACGGTCCATCTCGGATTTGGTGGGGAGGCCGGTCGAGACCGCCTCCCCTTCGTGGCGGCCCTCACGACCCGCAAGCAACTCGCTCCCTGTGCCGGCTGGGGAAGGATTGTCTTGCGGAACTACCTTCGAGCATGGCTTGTCGTTATTAGAGGGCCTCTCTGGTGCATTCTGTTCTTCCGCCTCTTCGCGGGCGATCATGATATCGACGGCAGCCGTCAGCGCGGCGCGACCGGCTTCGGTCTGCATGCCATCGACCACCTGCTTGATGAGGCGTGGATTGACGTCGCCGACCGGGCCGTTGCCGAACTTGGTGGCAACAGCGTCAGCGAGAACCTTATTCTCTTGGCGCGCTTCCTCGGAGATCAGGCCAGCATCGGCCATCTCGTCGAGGAGGGCTTTGTGATCAGCCATGTCTTCCGACATGATCTGCCGGCGGCGCTGTTCGCGGGACGCTGGCCTCACCTCTTCGCGGTCGAACATTTCGAACTGAGGGATCATGCCGAGGGCTTGGAGATAGGTGTCGAGGATCATCTCCTCTTCCGTCCGCTCCTGCTCATCCTTTTTTCGAAGCGCGATGACCTTCTTCAAGATCTTGGTATCGAAACCCATCGATTTTGCCTCGCCGTAAACATCCTTGATGTCGTCAGCGATGGTCTTCTTCTCTTCCTCGAGACGTTCGATGCGCTCGACGAATGCGCGGAGTTGGTCGCGGGCTACGCCGTGTGCGTCAGACATGGATTATGCCTCCTCCTTGTCGGAGAGGCGTTCAGCCTCTTCGTAGCTAAAATCTGCTTTGATCAGGAAAGCATTGGAGCGGGTGACCATCGCGTCTTCGCCGCACGGCGTGAGGTCTGCCTCTTCGAGGAGGCGCGCCACGATGCGGGCGCGCTCGGCAAGGACAGCGCCAGTAACAACGCTGATCGCAACTCTCCTAAGAAGAGCGTCGTTTTCCGATACCTTAGCGAGGAGAAAATCCTCCCGGGCCGCGTCAACAGCACGGATTGCAGCCTCGCGAGCGGTGTCTTCGGGGACCTGGCCTTCGGTGCTCATGCAGCCACCTCGGCAGACTTCAGAGCCTCAAGCACCTTGCGGCGCGTGGCGGAGCGCGGCTCGCGCCCTTCGCGGAGCTGGAAGACGAAAAGCGGATCGCTTGCAAACCGCTTCCCGAACTGGGTCGGGGTCATCGAGGTCTTCTCGATGAACTGCTCAATCGTGTTTTTGAATTCGTCTAGTTCGCTCATTCCCTATCGATAGTAGGAAATTTCCTGCTTTGCAAGAGGAAAATACCTATTGGACGTAAGAATAGGAATCTGCAATCGGATTTTCATGGACGAGCTAAGGCAAGCGATCAAAGATGCCGTGGACGCTGGCATCACTAACTACAAAGGCCTGTCGGCGGCGATTAAGAAAAATCACGCCTATGTTCAGCAATTCGTCGAGCGCGGAACCCCTCGTGAGCTAAAAGAGCGGGACGAACGGTTAATCCGTGACATTATTAGTCGCGGCCCAGGTCCGCAGACGGCACCGAGCAGCGGCCGACAGACGGCATTCAAACCGATCATCACTCCGGGTAGCGAGCTTGTTGGCGCACGGGATTTCCCAATCTTCGCTGCAGCACAAGGTGGCGAAGGTCACGTGATTATCACCTTTGATCCGGTGGAGATGGTGAAACGCCCAGCGATCCTTGAAGGTGTCCGGGACGCATATGGCGTGCTACTTACCGGCAGCTCTATGGAGCCGGCTTACTGGCCGGGTGACATGGCGCTTGTGCATCCGCATCTGCCGCCGGCGCGCGATAGCGATGTCGTCCTTTTCCATGTCCCTCCCCACAATGAGGCAGAGGCAATCATCAAACGCCTCACGTCTTTCAATGACAGCGAATGGCGGTTGAAGCAGTACAACCCGGCCATGGAGTTCACCGAAAGCCGGGTTGAATGGTCGATTTGTCATAGGGTCGTTGGGAAATATAACGCTCGCTAAGCCGCCATTTCCGCCGCTTCGTCTGGCAAGTCTCCGTAGGTGCCGAGGATTACTGCGTCGGTATATTCGCCCGTCGCTGGATCTCCAGATCTGCTGAATGCGACGACGCCTGCCTTTTGAGCTGCCAAGCGATCGAGCATCCTAAAGGCGTGCGCCTGGTCAGTCGCCTGGATGGGAATGTCCGGTAGCAAGGCGCCTCTTTTGCCCCGCGTAAAGCTCTGCACTACGAAATACGTGATCATTACGGCTTCTCCGCTGTTGGGATTTTCTTGTTGCGGCCTCTAGCCTGACTCCGATTGCAGAACAAAACAAGAACAATTTATCCGAGTCCGGAAAAATCTTATCGGCAGGATTTTTCCTATTGACAGGAATATAGGAAATTTCCTACATTGACCTCATCAACGAATGAGGACCGCGATGCACACCGCAGCAATCACATCCCACAACTTCGACACCCGCGAGATGCGGACGCTCGTATCCTTCATGCGCCGCCGGTTCCTCGTGAAGAACTTCGTCGATGTGGCCTTCTTTACCGAAAGCGAGCGCGAAGAGTTCGACCGCCTCTGCGCTGAAATGGATGTGCCGAGCGCTGCCGAGTGGAAGATCCTGATGCGGTCCACTGAGGACGAAGCTCCTGAGGCGGAAGACGCCATGCTGTTGGAGGCCGCTGAATAATGGCTGACCATTGCACAACCCGCGCCTTTGACGGCTGCTGTTGCGATCCCGGCGAGTGCCAATCGGCCTCCGCCCGTCTCGCTGAGATCAATCTCAAGATCAAGACCGTCGAGGCAAAGCGCCGCGCGGGTATGGCCCTCCTCACCTACGGCGCGAGCCTCTGCATCGTGCTCGCCCTCATCTCCCTTTCATTCGTCTTCATCGCCGTGCCGGAGAGCAAAAAGCTGGCCCGCGCCAACCAGGAGAATGTCTATGTCCAACGATAATGCATGGAAATGGTGGCAGGACGCTCTTGCCGGCAACTTCGGCCCGATCCACGACAGCGACCCGCAGCAGGGATACTACCGCACGCGGTTCAAGGATAAGCCGTGGGAGCCCGTCGCGATCTGGTTCGAGAACGGCGAATGGCACGCGATGCGCGGCGAGCGCGCGATCAACGCTGCCGAGATCTGGACGTTCTGCTGCCGGAACCCGATCTCCTATGAAGCCTATAACAAGGCTATCGACGGCGGCGGCTGGGATGATGAGCCGGAGGCTCCGGCCATCGGCCACAACCTCCCATCGGATCCGTTCGAGGCGCTGCAGGTCGAGTTTGAAGCCGAGAAGGAGCAGGTTGCTGCTTTCCTCAAAAAGCCGATCACGACGCAGGCCGACGCCGATCGCGCGGCCATCTGGTCCAAGCGGCTCGCGACGATCGCCAAAAAGGCAACCGACCTTCACAAAGTCGAAAAGCAACCGAGCCTCGACGAGAGCCGGCGCATCGACGACAAGTGGCGCGGCCTCAAGGAAGATCCGGCTGACCTTAGCAAGCGGCTCAAGCGTCACATGGATGCTTACCTGCAGGAGCAGCAGCGCTTGGAGCAGGAACGCCAGCGCAAGGCTCGCGAGGAGGCCGACCGGATTGCGCGAGAAGCGGACGAAGCACGGATTGCAGCCGAAAAGGCAGCCGCGAAACAGGTTGCCGACGGGATAGCCGACGCGGCGGCAATCGCCGAACACAACAACCGCGTGGCCGAAGCTGAACGCCTCGCACAGCAGGCAGCGGATGCCGAGCGCGAAGCTCAGGCGCGTAACGCGAGCGCCGGCCGGACCGGCGCACGTGTCGCCCTTCGCACTTTCGTCAACGCCCGCGTGAATGATTATCAGGCCGCCGCCACAGCTCTTGTCCTGATGAAGCATCCAGATCTGCTGGCCGTCATTGATCAACTCGCGAACCGCGCGATCAAAGCAGGGCAGTCTCTGCCGGGCGTCGAGCGCGTCGAAGAGCAGAGGGCTGCCTGATGTCCGAAGCAACTCCCCTGCTCGTCGCCGCTGTCAAGTTCAAGTGGCAGAAGGACGACAAGACCTATGACTACTTCATCCCGGCCGACCTGACGGTGAACGTCGGCGACCGCGTCTATGTCGCGACTTCCAAAGGCGAGACGAAGGTCGAGGTCGTGGCGATTAAGGACGCCTCTGACAAAGCGGAGAAGTTGATCCTCCGCGCGGTCGAGGACCTTCGCACCGACGAAGAGAAGGCCGCCAAGTACCCCAACGGACAGCGCAAATACTCAGAAGACCGGACGATGCTCGATGAAAAGGGCAATCGATCGATCTTCGATGACGTCGATCGATAGGAGCCCCATCATGAACGCTTACGTTCCAGCACTTGCAGGTGGCGGCAATGTTATCGCCATAGTCCCGCAGACTTTCGAAGAGACAATGCGGGTATCCCGCGCCGTCGTTGCCTCTGGCCTCGCGCCGGCGGCACTCGTCGGTAAGCTGACCGGCGACGACGCCGCGGCTGCCGTGGCGGTCGCCATCATGTCCGGCGCCGAGCTTGGCCTCAAGCCGATGGTCAGCCTTCGGAGCTTCACCGTGATCAACGGCAAGCCCGCGCTTTACGGAGACGGCCTTATCAATGTCGTCCGCATGTCCGGCAGGGTCGCGTACCTTCGTACCGGCTGCGACGAGGTCGGCGGCAAGCTTGTAGGCTACTGCGAAGCCAAGCGCAGCGACACCGGGGAAGAGAAGCGCGTCGAGTTCAGTCAGGATGACGCAACTCGCGCGCGCCTCTGGGACGAGCGCGCTGTCGTAAAGAAGCAGGTATGGGAAAATGGTCAGAAGGTCTGGCGCGACAACGTGCCAAACGATGCACCTTGGTACCGCTTCCCGAAGCGCATGCTGGCCTGGCGAGCGGCTGGCTACTGCCTCCGCGAACTCTTCGGCGACGTGCTTGGCGGTATCCGTGACGAGTTCGAGGCACGCGAGATCGCCGACATTGAGGAGATGCGCGACGTCACGCCGGCAGCAGAGACGGTGAAGGCTGCATCGAAGCCTCCGGTTCCTCCAAAGCCACCGGCTCCGCCATCCGCCAAAACCGTTGACGTTGGACCCGAGCAAGAAGCCTCCGAAGCATCGGAGTTCATCCTCGGCGACTTCCTGAACGAAATCGAGACTGCGCTCGACAGTGCTCCTGACGAAGCCAGCGTCGAAGAGATCTGGAACGACTTCGACGCCCCGGCCGTGCTCGAGACGGAGGGCCATGCCGACATGATCGAAGCCGCCTATGCGATCAAGAGCCGCCGCCTCGCGAAGCTTAATCCGCTGAATGGGGGCTGATCATGCGGAAGAAGGAGAAGCCCCCACTCATCCAGACGATCATGACGCCGCGCGGACTGCGCGCTCATACCCAGGACGACGCCGAGAAATTGGCGTCGATCCCGGAAGGGACGATCTTTGAGATCGCGCCCGTCACCAAGCGGTCGGACAAGCAGCTCCGCACCTACTGGAAAGCCTTGGGGCTTGTCGTGAAGGTCACGCAAAAATGGGGCAGCGCCGAGAACCTACACCGCGATATCAAGATGACCTTCGGCTATCGCGAGCAGGTCGTGAACCTTCGCACTGGCGAGATCACCCTCGTTCCGGACAGCATCGCGCTCGACAAGATGAGCCACGAAGAATTCTGCGAATTCATGAACCAGGCCATGGCGCTGATCGCCGACACCGTCGGCTTTGATCCGCTGGCCTTTCTGGCGGAGGAAAGAGCAGCATGAACAACCCCAGCGTCAACCGATACCTCAAAGACAAGGCGTTCGACCATATTGACCACGCGCTCGGTCGGCCGGTCGATCCTATGCGCGAATCCTACCGCAACTATTTCGCCACCGATGTGAACAGCGATGACGCCAAGGCCTTCGGTGCGTCAGAGAACTGGGAACTCGACGGGCTCGTCCGGGGCATGGCCTATTTCTCAGTTACCGACGCGGGCCGGATAGCGCTCAAGAAGCATCTGGAAGAACAGGCGGTCCATATGGGCAAGCCATGGCGATCCTATATCGTCGAGTTCAACGGCTACAGGGAAAGCATCCCGGCCAGGTCCAGAGCCCAGGCGAGATACCTGCTCTACCTCAATATCTCCGACATCTACCCGAGCCTCAAATTCGGTGAGTTCGTCAGGCGCGCGAGCGTGAGGGTTGCGGCATGACCGAAGCACCTTCCCACACCCCCGGCCCGTGGACCGTAGACGGCGCGCCAGATAACCAGATCGTATGGAGCGGGCCAGACAACCGCGTCTGTTTCCTCGCGCACAGCAACGGTCGTGATGAAGACCGTGACATTTCGAATGGTCGCCTGATCGCCGCCGCGCCAGAGCTCTTGCTGGCGCTGGAAGAACTGCTTCACGCCTATTCAGAGCCTGATCGTAGACTTTGCTGCGATGGGCGGGACTGCGGCTGCATGGGTTCGACAGTTCACCAGCAGGCCGAACATTACGCTCGATCCGCCATCGCCAAGGCGAAAGGCGGCGCGGCATGACCGAAGCTCCCGACCACCTCATCAAGAAGGGCTCGTATTTCTACCGCCCGAACAAGCAGGGTTACACCAGCTTCAAGTTCGACGCCGGCCGCTACACAAAGGCGGACGCCGAGGCAGAAGCTTCAGTCGAGCCTTGGCACATGAAGGCCATCCATCAGGATGACGTGCCGGAAGACACCTCGCCCGATCGGCACTTCGCCGGTTTGCAAGCCAAGATCGACAAGGCCGGCAGAGCAATCAAGTATCTGCTCGACCGGTCCCAACGGGACGACAAGCTCTATTACCATGTTGGCTTCGGCACCGAATCTTTCCGCCTCCTGACCGATGCTCACGCCGCCCTGACAGGCGAGGACGTGAAGACTATCGAGGCGAGGTACAGCCGATGATCAATTGGCAAGCCACCGCCTCCCACGTCATCGGCGAAGTTGACCGCAACCTTCCGGCTGACGCTGATCTAGCCGCTCGGAAGAAAGCGTTGCGCGCCGCTCGCCCATGGGAGTTTGCCTCGACGAGTTGGGGCCGGAAGGTCTGGGCTAAGCACTCCCGCAAGTATCTCGAAAAGCACGGCCTGCCGCCGCTGAAGCCAAAGTCCATCGAAAACCACCTCTCACCGCTTGAGCGCATGATCGCCAAGGCAAAGGGAGCGCAAGTATGAGCATCCAGCCCCTCCTGGAACAATCTTGGCAGACATTGCTCGACAAGGGCGACCGCACCAGCCCTTCTGAATATCCGGAGATGTGCCTCATCACCCGAGAGGAGTTGCAGAATTTCCTCGTCGATGCGTCCTTGAAGTGGAAGGAGGGCAGGAGCCACGGAATTTACATTGAGGAATCCCGTGAGCTGGATAGCGGCTCCGTCATGGGCTTCTTTGCTCGCGGCCACTACGATGCTTACAAGTTCGCGGAAGCCTGCAACGAATATACCGGCGCCGATCCTTATTATGATCGCCGATACGTTCGGGCGGAGGACTGCCGGCAGGAATGGTGGCGCACCGTTCCCGTCGGCGGAGAACCTGGCGTCATCTCATATCACAACGCCGAACCGCGTTCGCGTGGAGCCTTCGCTGTCACCGTCACCCATGTCGTCGAGGATCGCGAGCGCAAGCAAACTCAGCGCTGGATCGACGAGCACAACAAGGGACGCGCTGCGGGCTTTGCCGATGGCCTGAATTGGGCGCTGCGCCAGCTTGACAGGATCAACGCCGAGGCAGGCACCGAGCTTTTGCGCCAGTACCGGGAGCAGGACAAGAAAGGCGGCGCGAAATGAGCAACCGTCAGCAACGCCTCGCCGCCCGCGCGATCGAGCGCAAGGGCCTGAAAGGTGACTGGGGCCCATGGCGGGTCACCGACTTGCCCGATGGCATTCCCGGCGGCTCCGGATGGTGCAAGCAGGTGCGGAGCGCCAAGGCGAATAACCTTTACGTCGTCCTGATCCGGCCGTTCTATGACATGGACGGTCATCTGACCCACCATTGCGCAATCCGCACCGCCTCGAACCTTGAGCCACCGTGGCGCGATCTTCAGCGCATCAAGAATGAACTGTTCGGATCTGAGGCAACGGCCGTCCAGGTGATGCCTCCGGCGTCCGAACTCATCGACGCCGCCGACTTGTACCACATTTGGGTCTTGCCGGAGCGGCTTCCTTTCACGCTTGGGAAAAGGAAGGCAGCATGACGCACTACGCAACCTGCTTCAACTGTGCCGTCGACAAGGCCTCGTGCCAGCGGCGTATTGCCCTTCAGAAGGCATTGGCCGGCAGCGCCGTCACGAGCCTGAAATTCAAATGCCGGGAGCGTCAGGCCTTTTTCGCACCCGGGCAGCGAGTGGCTTTCGATTGGAAGTCATTTGAATCCGACGAATACGACACATCCGTTCTGCACCTGACTTTCACCGGAACCGTGATCCGCGAGAGAGGCACTAAGTTCGTTATCCAAGTGGATAGCGGCAAGGATATCGAGGAAGAGATCGAGGCATCCGAAGTCTTCAGGAAAAACGATGCCCTGCTGATAAAGGTCCGTCCAGAGGATATGCGCCCTCTCAACGAGCCCGCCAAATCTGTCTGCCTGACCTGCTATCAGGTCGAGGGACAGGAAGATCGCTGCTACCGATCTGCCGGGCAGGTCTGGGTTCCGAATGGGTGCATCAAGGCCGAAGAACCCGCTCCGAAGCAAGAGGAGGATGCGTTTTGACCCGCACGACCTCAGTCTCCAGCCATACCCGCCGCCTTCCCGAAAAGGCACCCGATCCATTTGCCCCGGTCTTGGAAGCGAAGCGCGCTGCCTACGCTCGAAAATGGGGCGTCGAACTCATCGGCGCGAACGACGACCGGCTTGCCGCACCCGTAGCCGATCCAGTTACTGGTCCCGGTCGCGTCTCTCTCGAATCCCTCAAGCAGCAATTGAAGGACATCGCCAAGATGATCGGGTGGCAGGGATGAGCCGCCGCGAGTTCACGAAGTCTGTCTATGCGGCGATCGTCAAGCGCGCGATGCAGTCGAACGGCGAGATCGCCTGCGAAGGCTGCGGTCTTATCCTTGGCCGCAAGCCCTATCACGTCGACCACACCGTTCCTGACGCCCTCCAGGTCGACAAGAGCCGCAAGCTCACTGTCGACGACGGCAAGCTGCTCGGCGTCGAGTGCTGCCACAAACCAAAGACAGTCGAGGATCAAGGCGCCATCGCCAAAGCGAAGCGCAATGAGGCCAACCATCTCGGTTTCAAAACCATTCCGGCGAAAAAGCTTCGCGGCGCCGGATTCCCCAAGTCCGAAAAGGCAGCCAAGCGCGAGCCGAAGGCCTTCCTCCCTCCATTGCCACCGCGCCAACTCTATCGCGAGGAACAGCCATGACTACCGCTATTGTGACGGATGAGATGATCGAAGCCGGATGGAAAGAGGCCCAGGTAAAAGACATCAGGGATGATCGCTCCCACAAGCAGAGATTTATAGACGGCCTCTCCGCCGCCCTCACCCCACATGGAGAAGAGGCAGCAGCGATGGCGCCCGAGTCTCATAGCAAGGCGAGCGAGATCATTGCGGCTATCCGCCACCAGCTGGAAATCAACGTCCAAATTGCTGAACAGAACAGCCCCGAGGGTCCGATCGTAGACGGCAAGCGCGTGAAGGGGCTTACCCACTCACAGGATATTCTTGCTCAGCACATCCGCGACCATCTGAGCGAACTAGAATTGGTCATCGCCACCCTCGCACCGCAGCAGCATGTGGAGGGTCTGCCGCTTGCCAGCGACATAGAAAAGCTCGGCGGATGGACGCTCTCTCATGATTTCGTAGACCAGTTGGCACGAAAGGCAGAGGAGGAGACGACCTACCCCTGTCCGATGGAGGTTGCCGAGCATATCGCCCTCACAGTCGCCGGTATTCTTCGTTCCAGCCCACCGCCCCAACATCATGTGCGGGGTATCGATCAAGCTACGATCGACCGCGTTGCCGCCGCGATCGACAGCGCCGAACTAGGCTACAGCATGAGGCAGGTCCGCCTTGTCGACGGCATCAACACTTACACCCTGACCATCGACGGGATGCCGACCGAGGAGTTCACCGACAACGACGGCGGCGGCGCCACGGATCAGGTGTATGCGCGTATTCGCGAGGTTAAGCAGCGGAAGCAGGCAGAGGCGGTCATTGCTGCCCTGACGGGATCAGCACCCCAGCATCATGAGCGGTGCCGGGACTGCGACGGGTACAACTGCGACGACGGCTGTGCTTTCCCTGACCCAGCACCTGAGAAACATTTGCGGGGTGACAGCGTCTTCCCATCCAAAGAAGAAATCCACCATCTCGCCAAGCTCGCCCTTGAGGAGATGCAGAGGGAAGCAACAACCGACCCGGCCGCGTGGATCGCTTCCTACGAGCGCGTCATCATAGCGTATCGGCGATTGTCTCTCTCGAAACAGCAGGCCAGTGATAGCGAAGCATGGGAACGAGCGAACGAAGCCGTAAAAGCTGCGAATGCGCTTCAAGTCGAGGTGGACCGCCTTCGCAAGGTGCTGGCTGATATGCTCCCGCCTGACTTGCCGTGGAGGCGGGATGCAGACGGCGTCCTAATCCATCACAAGGTCGCCGCGATCAACGCGGCTCGCGCCGCCCTCGCATCGGAGGGCCAGAACGATGGCTAAGCTGACGCCAACGCAGCGAGAAGTCCTAGGTCATTGCCAGGACTGGTCAGCGGCATTCGAGGTTGCGGAACGGCGCGTAGACGACGGCGCCAGAACCGATTGGAAGCGCACACAAGACGTTCTTATGGCGCTCCATAAACGCGGCCTCGTAGAATACGGTGAGGTCAACGCCACGTATCGGATCACTGATGCTGGTCGCGCAGCTCTCTCCCCATCACCCTCGACGCGGGAGGTGGCGTCTCACCCTGTGGATAAGTCGAATAACGGGGAGAACCTACAATGCAAGCTTTGACACCCGCGATGTTGGCGGAGCGTTGGCTTTGCTCTGAAAGACACATCAGAAACATGATCACCTCAGGTGAATTGCCGTCTTTCCGGCTCGGCGGGAAACTGCTTAGAATACGACTGGAAGACGTGGAGAAATTCGAATGCCAGACTGGCGCCTCACAAGGCTTAACGGAGAATTCTGCGTCACATGGGACGACGCCGACGGAATCCGCCGACGTTATCGACTTGGAACAACAGACAAGGCAGAGGCGGCCCGCCTCGCCACGTCTCGATACGCGGAACTCACTCGCCCGCGCGGGACAACGGTAGCAGATCTATGGGAGGGCTATAAGCTCGACATGGAAGGCCGCGCCGTTGTCGGCACCATGGAGCATACTTGGAAAGCGCTGCAGAAGCGCTTCGGCGCGATGGAGGCAGAGACAATATCGGTCGCTGACTGCCGCGCTCACACCGAGGAACGGCGCGCCGTTCGTACCAAGCAGTGCCCTGAGGGTGTGCAAGACGGCACGATCCATACAGAGCTTGGCCATCTGCGAATGGTCCTGCTCTGGGCGGAGAAGAACAAACTCATCACGAAAGCGCCGCACATCGAGCGCCCGTCAAAGCCGGAGCCGAAGGACGCCCATCTTACACGCGAGGAAGTCCGCTCCCTCATCGAAGCTGCGAAAGCTCCGCATGTTGCCTTGGCGATTCGGTTGATGATCGGGACCGGCGCCAGGAATGAAGCCGCGCTGCAGCTTACCTGGGACCGAGTTGACTTCGAGCGCCGCATGATCCGGCTACGAAACCCCTTTGACAAGGCTAAGCGCAAAGGTCGTGCAACGATCCCGATCAACGACACCCTCTTCGAGGCGCTTGAGGCCGCGCACCGGCTCAGCGTCACGAACTATGTCGTTGAATGGGCCGGAGAACCGATCAAATCCATAAAGAAGGGCCTCAAGGCTGCCGGCACGGCGATCGGCCGTCCGGATGTTTCTCCGCATATGCTCCGACACTCCGCGGCGGTCTGGATGGCCGAGGACGGGCACAACATGGAGGAGATCAGTCAGTACCTTGGCCACAATGACGTGAAAGTGACGACCCGGATCTATGCGCGATTCTCACCGACACATCTGCGGAAGCTTGCGGACAGCCTGAACATCTAGGTGCACATAGTGCTCCTTAGGTTCGGAAAACCTGAAACTTGGAACGGAAACGGAACTTGCTGCCGGAAACGCCGTTAGGTTCGCTACACATAGTGCTCTTTTGCCGGATTTGCCGGGTGTTCAGCTAGGAGAGCAATGTTGACATCGTAGGGGTCACAAGTTCGATCCTTGTCACGCCCACCATCCCTCTTTCCTGGTTTCTCAGGCGTTTGCGCGGTTGACGACATAACCCGCTTTTTCACCTTCTCACGACTTTGATCCGGCTGGCCGAACCCGCTGCTTGGGCGGCGCTTTTGCGTCTTGGCCTTTCGGCCGGCGCAATCCCGACGCAATTTCGGTATTGGGTCGGCAACGGACAACGATGATCTTGCCCTGCCGCTTGCCGATCTGCAATAACGCGGGGGACAGTGGTTGCAGTCCGGCGGGTCGCGGTGCACCGGCGTCCGGTTTCGAACAAACAGGTGGATA